GGTATGCCGACAGCACCGATGATAGTGAAGCAACGCCTGTTAGTCAGGCACAAAGCGGAAAGATAAAGTTTCACTCAATGGGTGTGCATCCGGCACGACCTTTACATAAAGCGGTTTTGGCTTGCATAGAGCAGGTCAGGGAAATAGCACAAGAGGTATTCGGATGAGTTCTGTATGGATTGACAAACGGATAGATAAAATCTTTTCGCGCGTCAAGAACAAAACAACAAATGCGTTGAAGTCGAAATATCCCGACATCAACTTTACACAGGACGATTCGGAAAACGTAAATGCTAAATTCCCAACCGTATATATGTTTTTCGATACGGTAGAGAGAATGTCTACTCTTGACGGTGGGGTGATAAATTCCGTCTACATGACTATTGGAACGCAGATAAGTGTAACCAAAACGCAAGGTAATAATGCGGCGCGTGAGGTTAATACAAAAGTGCGTGATGAATTAGTCAATTTAGGATTTAGAGCCTCGGGTAGTCCTATTCCCACAGTATCGGGGGACGTAAAAGTTATCAACGCTAACTATCAACGGATGGTTGGTTACAACGATCCATTTTAACAGGAGGTAAAAAGATATGGCAGTAAATGAGGCAGGTATATCGACCCTTGGTATTACTTTCGGATATGCCGTAGGATCAACAAAGCCCGCAACGTTCACACAGCTTGATCGTATTTCTTCCATCGGTGAGTATTCAATCACAAACGAAACGATTGACATTTCCTGTCTTGAGGATTTGACAACCAAATACGTCAGGGGTCGTGGCACGACATCAGATAGTATTCCCGTGGTCGTTAACTGGACAGACGAAACCGAAGCCGAGTGGGAGGCTGTTCTTTCAGCTTATAACGGACGTACAAGCGGTCAGACAATGTGGTGGGAGATCATCGTACCGGGCATGACAAAGGCGGCTTTCTTCAAAGCACAGCCCCCGACAGCCCTTCCCGTACCCTCAATCGAACAGAACGGTGCGTTCACGAACACGATGAACCTTGTCGCAGAGGACTTGGTCGGTTGGGACACGAAGGTAAATTTTCTTGAGCCGACCTTGAGCGCATTAAGTTTAGGGTCGGCTACTTTAACACCTACCTTTGATGATGATGTATTTGAATACACAACGAACATCACGGACGCATCAACCACAGTAGCGGCAACAGCCACGAACACGGGCGATACCGTAGAGATTTTCCTTAACGGAACATCAAAGGGATCAGGTACAACTTCTTTATCAAAATCTTGTAGTTGGACGGCAAGTACCGATACCGTAGAGGTAAAGGTAAAGCATATACAATCCACGTTGACATACAAGATCACAGTTACACACAACGCATAGCGTGAACAGGGCGGGGGAAACCCCGTCCTTTCCCTATGGGTATAGCCGAAAGGCGGGGAAAGGAGCAAATATGACTAAAATCTTTACGGTTAATGGTAAGACATACCATGCAAAGGAATTTAACTTTAATTTCCTTTGTGACTTGGAAATGAAAAACTTATCCCTGGAGGATATAGACAAGCGCCCTATGTCGCTTATCCGCGCATATCTTGCGTTTAGTGCCGGACTTACGGACGAACAAGCCGGACAGGAAGTAGAGGCACATCTTGAGAACGGTGGCAAGTTTAATGACATCGTGGATGTAATGAGCGCACAGATGCAGGATTCGGGTTTTTTTCGGTCGATCAGGGAGAGCGAGGAAAAGGACGCAGGCGCGACTTCAGCGAAGAGTCCAAAGAGCAAAAAAGCATAAGTGATTATCCCTGCTTAAGAGATTACTACGAAGCGGAATGGTTGCCGAAGATCATTCCCCTTGGTGTGACATATAAAGAGTTCTGGGACTTGAACCCACGCATAATAAACGTAATGGTAGATGCGTATAACGAAAGTAAAAAGAACGAGATACGCACAGCAAATATGCTTTACCATTTAGAGGGTATGTACTTTGTAGATGCCCTGTTATGCACAGTAGGAAATATGTTCAAGGGAAGGGGGCAACAATCCTTTGATTATCCGAAAGAACCATATACATTAGACCTTGAATATGAGGAAGGTCTTGATATGGCAGACGAGGAAAACGTCAAGATAGCCCGTCAGCGTAGAAATTTCGTAACACAGTTAAACAATATGTTCCGTGATTTAGAGCCTGTTTTAGAGGAAAAGAAGAACAATGCCGAACATTGATAGCTTATCAATACAATTTAGTACAAAAGGCACAAAAACAGCCGTAAACAATATAAAAGATATGGCGTTAGCGGTAAGAAGTCTTGCGACAAATATCAATGCTATTGACGCAAGTAACCTCAATGCCGTTGCTAATTCCATGAAACAGTTGAAAAATTCTGCTCCAACGAAAGATCAGACGGCTAGGGTTACGGCTTTTGGTAACGCTATAAGTGGCATTGCTAAAACATTTGAAACCACGGATGCTAGTAAAATGGCGGCTTTTGCCGAGAACATGACGGCATTAAAGAAAGCTGCCCCTACGAAAGCACAATCAGAAAGAATGGGCGGTCTTAATACCGCCCTGGGTGCTTTATCCGGCACGATAAATCAGATAGACGGTGGCAAATTAACCACATTCACAACGGGGATGGAAGTATTGAAAAAGTCTACTCCCACAAGCAAACAGGCAGAAAGAATGTCTGCGTTTGCCACCGCTATTAAAGACTTGTCTGCGGCTATCGGTGCGGCTAATATTACCGAGTTTTCAAAGGATATGGCAACACTAGGCGGTGCGGTAGAGGCTTTCAAGAAGTCAAGCGTTAATTCCATCCAAAATGCGGTTACGGCTATGCAGAACATGGGACAGACCGCACAGCAGACAGCCACAACTATATCTAATGCCACACCGAAAAATCCGGGCAATCCAACGGCAGACGGAAGTACAAAGAACGCAATTCAGCAGACGCAGGTACTTATTGATGCGCTTGACAAAGTACAAGTTAAGACAACCACAGTTCAAAGCATCTTGCAGAGGATGGGTCTTTTTGTGCCTACAAAACAATTTAAGAACCTTGAAGAACAGGCAGAAAAGGTAAGAGGAAAGTACAACGAACTGCGCGAGGCACTTCAAAGAGCCGTAAACGAGGGTGATATAAAGGCAGACGGTACAGAATACAAGAAGAAGATGGCAGAACTTGATGCCCTTCGTGAGAAATACAACGAACTGATCCTGAAACAGCGTGAACTTGCACAGGAGGGGGGAAGGTTTACCATCAACCCTGCCGTTGCAAATGCAGTAGAAAAAGTCAAAACATCATTCAATGGTCTACAATCCCTGTTAAACGGGGTCAATTCAGGTCTTAAAAGTGTAACAAGCGTTGCGGATAGATTCGTTAGCAAACTCCGTAACATGGGGAAATCCGCTAAAACGGCAAAGAAAGAAACCACTTCATTAGCGGATGCCGCAAAGAAACTTTCTAATGAATTTTTCCGTGTATCAAAAATGCTGAAACTTATGGTTACCCGTATGGCACTCCGTACCGTAATAAAAGAGGTCGGAGAAGGGTTTAAGTCATTAGCATTACATTCAGATGAATTTAATAAAAGTATGTCGGGCATAATGAACGCTTCAAAACAGTTGGGTTATTCATTTGCCGCTATGGTAAGTCCCCTTATTGAGAAGTTTGCCCCGGCTATAATTTACGTCATCAATCTTTTTATAAAGTTAACAAATATAATTAATCAGCTTTTTGCGTCGTTATCCGGCAAGAAAACTTATGAAAAGGCAATAGAATTTACTGATGATTGGCGCAAATCAATCGAAGATTCGAACAAAGAAGGCAAGAAACTCAAAAAGACCGTACTTGGTTTTGATGAACTTAATCAGTTAACAGATAAAACAAAAGGGCAGGACGATTCAAAGAATATCAAAGATATGTTTGAAACGGTCGCTATCGAACAGAAATGGAAGAAGTTAGCTGATTATATAAAAAAGATTGCAAAAAAACTTTTTGACCCTATCAAAAAGGCATGGGAGAAAGTCGGAACATTCGTAAAGAACGCATGGAAACGCGCGTTGAACGAAGTCCTTAAACTTGGTAAATCCATAGCCCGTGACTTTTGGAAGGTATGGGAAGAAGAAAAGACACAAAAAATCTTTGAAAATATTTTAAAGATTATTGGATATATAGGTCAGGCGGTCGGCAACCTTGCAAAGCGTTTTCGTGAGGCTTGGGACAAGAACAACACAGGCTTAAAGATACTTCGCAATATTCGTGACATAATTCTTATAGTCACGAAATATATTAAGAAGATGGCAAAAGCAACGGCAGAATGGGCGGATGAACTTGATTTCAGTCCTATTCTCACGAAGTTTAACGAATGGCTTGATAGTTGTAAACCCGTTGTCGATGCCTTGATGGGTATTGTTTCCGACTTCTACGAAACGGTTATTTTACCTCTTGGCAAGTGGGCGATTGAAGAAGGCGGCCCACAGTTATTAAAAGTATTCATTGATTTTAACAAGAAGGTCAAGTGGGATTCTTTAAGAACAAAACTACAAAAACTTTGGGAACATTTAGAGCCATTTGCCGAACGAGTAGGTGAGGGCTTAATAATCTTTATCAATGATTGCGCCCAGGCATTAGCAGATTTCCTCAATAGTCAAGAGTTTGAAGATTTCTTAAAGGCCGTTGAAGAATGGATGGATAGCGTTTCGGCACAGGATGTTGCAGACGGGTTAAAGGCTATTTGTAAGGCTTTGCTTGGCTATGCGGTATTAAGCGGAGTATTTTCCGTTTTGGCGAAAGTTGCAGAGTTTTTGACGTTGCTTAAAACTTTGGCCCCGCTTATCAAAGTTGCGGTTGTAATAACGGTTGCCCTTGAAGGAATTGAACTAGGGAAAACTCTAGGTGCGTATTTATTCCCTGATGATAAAGAGTTATACGAGCATTATAAAAGCATATCCGGCACTATTGAAATGATAAAAGACCTCTTTGTGGGTCTTTGGGATTGGCTAAAAGAGTATTTCTCAACATTATTTGATTTAGCTGCGTCTGAATTAAATTTTGTAGGTCAGCTTATTAGTACCATAACCAACATCGGAAGTGGTACAACAATGCAAGATTTTTGGGACACAATGGATGCCTATAATGAAATGATGGATAAATTCAAAGATCATTCCATTTGGTCCCCGCTTGTTAAAGATTCGAGTGATGCGACAAAAACTTTGGGCGAGTTCAAGCAAGGTTTGCATGAAGCGAGTGATGAAGTTGAGCATTTAAAGACCACATCAACGTCAGGTATGCCGACCGATGTTTGGGAAAAACTCAAAGATAAAGAAAAAGAGGCAACCCAAGCCGTAAAGGAGTACAAGGAAGAAGTCAAGCCCGTATATGAGGCAAAAGGATCTAAAGCCGGAATACCTAGTGATGTTTGGGAACGCATAAAGGATTCTGCGGGTAACGCCAAAACGTCAGTAGGAGACTACAAAAAAGAAGTTGATGATAGCTTGGAAACAAACAAAATGCTTTTGGATATTATCAACGACTTAAAGACGAGCGTAGGGAATTTGTCAACTACTACGGGGCAAACGTCTGATAGCTTGAAAAAAGCAAGCGACAAGACAAACGAACTTAAAACCTCATTTGACAAGGTTAATACCGTTGAGCCTGTTTTTGATACCTCACTTAAAAAAATATGTGATGGCCTAGAAGGTGTTAAAACAGATACAACCGACCTTGCCGGAACAAACAAAATAGAGTGGAACACTATTACATCCGATGTGGCAAATTCTGAACTAGCCTTTTCGGGAACTATGAAAGAAATGTCGCAGAGTACGGATGATACAACAAAAACGCTACTTGACGATGCCGACAAGATCAGCAAGGCATTTACTAAAGAAAAATGGACGTTCCAGGGTGTAGCAGACGGACTAGGAGAGACATTCAAACGTGCAAGGGAGGCTATCAAGGGTGAGTGGAATCAGATAGCCGACAAGTTGAACGGAGAACATACCGTTGGTGCTGAAAGAATCAAGATAGACCTTCCGAAGTTTGCCCGTGGCGGGTTTCCTGAAGATGGGGTATTCCTCGCGTCACATCACGAATTAGTGGGACACTTCAGCAACGGAAAGACAGCCGTAGCAAACAACGCGCAGATTGTTGAAGGTATCGCAAACGGTGTATATCAGGCAACGGTAAGAGCGAACGCACAGAACAACGGAAATAACAAATACATTTCCAACACGATAGTAGTTGACGGTGAGGTTATCGCAAGGACGGTAACAAAAGCGCAGGAAAGACAGAATTTCAGGTATTCACCGACATGAGGACAGTTCCGGCTGTCCTCTTTTAATGAGGTAAATTATGGCTTTTACATTCAAAGTAAACAACGCAAGTGTGAAAACACCGAGTAAGTTCGGATGGTCATTACAGGATGTGTCTGCCGCAGACAGCGGAAGAACACAGGACGCTTTGATGTGGAAAAACCGGGTTGCAACAAAAGAGAAAATATCCCTTGAATGGGCGGGTGTAACCACGGCAGAGGCATCGGCAATATTAGGCGCTTTCACGGCAGAATATTTTGATGTGACGTATCATTCACCGCTAACCAATACAGACGTTACAAAAACCTTTTACCGGGGTGATGCGTCAGCACCGTATTATTGGTGGGTTGACGGGGGCAGAATGGAAACGGTCAGCTTTGACATTATAGAGAGATAGCATGAAAAGTACATCGGCAACATTCAAACAAATATTAGCGAACAAGACCGCGAGGAAATACCTGATAAAAGTTGACTTGACCCTTGCCAATAATACCGCGCTGCACCTGACCGAGGATGATATATGGGAAGATTCGTTCGGGATCGAAACGGCATCAAGTAGCACATCGTCCTTTGACATTGGAACGGCTGTTATCGGGCAATGCAAGTTCACGATCAATAATATAGATGGCGATTTTGACAATTACGATTTCTTCAATGCAGAAGCGACCGTATGGCTTGGATTGGACGGTGACAAGGTAAGTAACGTTCAACAGTATTACCGTATGGGCGTTTACACGGTAGACGAGCCGAGTGTTGCGAACGGTCTTATATCGCTTACATTGCTTGATAATATGTGGCTGTTTGATGTGCCGTTTAGTGAAGCAGGAGTGACGTTTACTTCTTCAACTACGGCAAGAAGCATAATACAGACGATGTGTACGCATTGCGGAGTAACTTTAGCAACGCAGAGTTTTCACGGGTATGATTTTTCGATAACAGAAGCACCCGAAGATACGAACGAAATGAACTGTCGTGAGGTATTACAGTACATTGCAATGATAGGTTGCAATTTCTGTTATATGGACAGTACGGGAGCGTTACACATAGCATGGTACAACACGAGTGCGACATCAGCGACAACGGTAACTTGCGACCTTAACCAGAACACATCATTCGGTACAGAGGATATAGAGATAACGGGTGTCAAGTTCGTGATAAACGAAACGGCACACAGAATAGGATCAAACGGGTATTGTCTTGAATTAGAAAATCCGTTTGTTAACGAGGACAACGTAAGTGATGTTCTTAATTCCATATGGGATGTATTGGAGAACTTCACATTACGGACATTTAACGTTACAACGGCAAGCGATTTATCTGCTGAAATAGGCGATAGGATAAAGGTAAAAGACTACCAAGGCAACTACGTTTATTCATGGGTGACAACTAACTCATTCAAGTTGGCAAGTCACATCATGCAATGCAACGCCGTACCGCCTAACAGAACCTTGATTAAAAGGTATTCCAAGGAAGTCAAAGCGGCTGTCGAAGAAGCGCGGAAACAATCGAAAGAATTAATATCGTCATACGATGAAAGCGTCCAAAGGCTCAATCAGTTAGTAGAGCGGTCAATGGGTGCATTTAGTGATTATGAGGATAGTCCGAACGGTGGCAGGATATTCTATATCTCAAATATGCCGATAACAAAAGACCCAGATACGGGGATATGTTCATTCGAGAGCGGTTCTATCGTATGGAGAATGGCGGGTGATGTATTTAGCGTTTCAAGAGATGGTGGTATCACTTGGGTTAACGGTTACGATCCGAGTACGGGCGAACTGATAGTCAATGTCTTGTCTGCAATCGGAATACAAGCTGAATGGGTGAGAACCGGCACACTTTACGTTGGTGGTTCAACGGGTGGTACGGAATATCCAACCATTGAGGTTTACGATGCGAACGACAATCTGATAGTCGAGATAAACCGAAACGGTATCACGATGCACAAGGGGATAATTTCGTCACCCGATTATGCGGAAGTAAGCGGAGCGACATACAGTACAACGGGTATGAAACTTGATGTGCTGAATAAGATATTGAGAAGCCCGTATTTCTCGATTGATACAAACGGGGCATACTTCCGAGGAACTATTCAGATAACGGGTGATGTAGAGGTAAGTCGAGGGTCGTTTAGACCGACAGACTACTATATCGCTACAGACTTCTATTTGCAGTTCAGCCAAGCGGAAGGTTACGAAGGTACGGGAACAGTTGTGATTAAGCGTCATAACTTTGTTCAAGAAGGTGGCGTATGGGTAGAAACGACCTCAACGGTTGATACTATAACCTTGGTAGACGATACACCCGAACTTTCAACGGTGCTAGACCATACTTGCGGTCAGAATGGCAAGGACTATTACGAGTTTGATATAACATCTTCTTCGATAGTGACGATTTTGGCGAAAGATTTAAGCCTAGCGTATGTCGGTACGGAAGGTTTCAGAGGATTCTTACAAGGTATCTTTGAAGGTTATCTCAAAACTAATGTCGGTGAGATTGCGGGATTTAGGTACGGGCAAGGTACGGGTGGCACATACGCAGGAGAAAACGGTGGTTTTGTTGACGCAGATGGTTACAACTTCTCGATGCGCGATGGTTTTGGCAGACGTAACGGGGCGTTGTTAAGGCTTTACGATAACGTCTTTAACCTTGGTAATTCGGACGGACATTTTGTTTTCTTTAAGTCTGATAGTCACGGTGGTGGCGCAGATGGTGCGGCAATCCATGTTGATTCTAACAACCTAAACATATTCAAGACGGATAATAACCATGTTGTTACGGGAAGTATTCTTTGGAATGACGGAACGGTTTACACAAATAGCAGAGTAACGGCAAGCACTACGGACATAACGGCAGGGTCAACGCAACTTCCAACGGGTGATATTTACTTGGTTTACGAATGATATGGCAAAAAAGGTTTACTACGGCATAAACAACATAGCGAGAAACGTAAGTAAGATATATGTCGGTGTAAACAACACGGCTAGGAAAGTGTTAAAAGGCTATGTCGGGGATGCTAACGGAGTGGCTAGGCTGTTTTTTGATAATAGTGTACCTACGCTTAATGTCGGGGTTGCTACAAGTATTCGTAACGCAGGAAGTGACGCATTGAACGTAGGCGTTACTACAAGTATAAGAAATGCGGGTAGCGGTGCATTGAATGTTACGGTAACAACGTCAATAAGAAATTATACCCCGTAAAGGAGATATTATGGCACAAGTAGATTTTAGTAATGCAGTGTTAGATGTAAATGATGGGCTTCCACTTACATATAGCAATTATCTGGCTATAAATGGAACTGCACGATTTATAAATAATAACGATTCCATTACATATTCTTATCCAACCGTTACGAAAATTTATGACACGCCGTCAAAAGTGTCTATTCTTTTTACGGGTAGCGTAACAGACGGAAGTGGAACTTCTTTTGTGTTAAGACATCCGCAGTTGTATAACATTTGGAAAGTATCAAACATATCTTTTTCATCGGGCGATACATACGCTTTTGTTATAGACATAGAAGTAAGCGGGAATACATGAGGTGATGATATGGCAGAAGTAGATTTTTCAAATGCGAGGATAGAACTTGACACACGAAAACCCGACAATCCGACAGTTGCCGAGAATGTGGCTTTAACTTTAGCAGGCGGTCGATTATATGATGCTTCGGGGAATAGTATTGTATCATCATACAATATCTCAAATTTAATAAATCAGCAAAAACAGTTAATGTATCTTTATCATGGTACATTCAATGCAAGCGGAACGGAAGTTTATTTAACTACAACTAATTTTGGAACAGGGTGGAAGATTACAAACATATCATTCCAAAGCGGAGATACATACGTTTTTCAGATAAATGCAACGCTTGTTTGCAATTAGAAGGGAGTAGCACATGAGTACAATAATCAGAGGTACGACACCAACGCTGACATTCAACGTCAAGAATGAGCAGATGGATTTAGCAGAAATAGCGGAAGTATGGATAACCTTTAAGACGAAACCGGGTGTAAAGCAGATAGAAAAGACCTACGACATAAACAATGTTACGATAGATGCGGCAGAAAAAACCATCACGCTTTCGTTGTCACAGGAAGATACGCTAGAGTTTGCAAACGCACAGATGCTTGTTCAAGTCAGATTACGAATGAATGACGATATGGCTTTTGCATCCGCGATTATTGAAACGTCTATCGGTCAGATATTGAAAGACGGGGTGATTTAATGCAAGGTCAGCGAGTTATAGATAGTGTTCTTTACCTTGACGTATTTCTATCCGAGAGTTCACAGGAACTTGATATTTTCCTAGAAAACGGTACGCAGGAACTAGAGATAGAAATGGTCGGCGGGTCAGAGGGTAGGTTGCCGTGGTATCTTGGCGAGTACGAGGTTGACCCCCGCAAGGTTGAACAGACATTAGAAACGAGAAATAAAAGTATGAGGTCGGATGTGGTTGTGCATCCGATTTTTTATTCAGAAGTGCCGAATGATTACGGTGATACTTGTTACATAGGCTTGGAGTAAAGGAGTAGAGAAATGGCAAAAAACAAAATCATTTTCGGTGATACCGTCCTAATCGACCTTACGATGGATAGTCTGACCGCTTCAAAGTTGTTGGTTGGTTATACCGCGCATGATCGTGGCGGCGAAGCAATCACGGGTTCATGTACTTTTGATGCCGATACTTCGGATGCAGACGCGACAGACGCAACTATCCTGTCGGGCAAGACCGCCTATGTTAACGCTAACAAGGTTACGGGTGCTATGCCGAATAGGGGTGAGGTTGTTCTTACCATTGACGATGTAAACGATGAGCTTCAGATACAGAACGGCTATCACGATGGGTCGGGCGTTGCAAAGCTTGATGCGACAGAAAAGGCGAAGATAATTGCCGGAAACATCAAAAAAGATATTGAGATACTCGGTGTAACAGGAACATACGAAGGTGCGGCAACACCTACATCGGCGGCAAAAACAGTAACGCCGTACACGACTTCAAAAACCTATTTACCTTCGGGAGAAAGTACACCCGTTGATTATTATTCGCAAGTTACGGTCAATGCGATTGCATACACGGAAACACCTAATACCTACGGAACTACAGTAACCATAGGTGACGTTGACCCCGATGCGTAAAGGAGTAAGAAATGGCAACAAATAAAGTTGTTTATGGGAATACAACCCTTATAGATTTAACGACCGATACCCTTACGGCAAGTGTGCTTGGCTCGGGATATACGGCACATAGCAGAAGCGGAGATCAGATAACAGGAACGGCAAATCTTGATGGCGCGGTATGGGGAAACATCACGGGTACGCTTTCAAATCAGACCGACTTAAAGGGAGAACTTGACAAGAAGGTATTAACCAAGACCAAAGCACAGTACGATGCGTTACCGAGTGTCGAGAAGAACGACCCCGACAGTATTTACTTTGTTCCCGATTATGAGGACACAAGTAAAACGTGGGTTGCTCTGGACGATACCACTACCGCAAACGACAAGGTATGGAGTTCATCAAAGATAAGTTCCGAGTTGGCATCTACCACAAGGCTTGATGATAGCGTAACGGCAAATGACAAGTCGTGGAGTTCAACCAAGATTGCCACGGAGTTAGGCAAAAAGTACGACATGAACGACACGGTAGAAACCGACCTTGCGGATGATGATAAGTTCCCCTTTTACGACTATTCAGTTTCGGCAAAGCGCAATAGCACATGGGCGAACATCATCGCAAAGATAAAGGGTGCGTTGTCTGCGGTGGCAACGTCAGGTTCGTACAACGATTTGTCAGACAAGCCTACGATCCCTGCGGCGCAAGTAAATAGTGATTGGAACGCATCAAGCGGAGTTTCAGAGATTTTACATAAACCGACACTAGGTACGGCGGCGGCTAAAGATGTTCCTGTTAGTGGAAATGCCGGGCAGACCGAGGTTGTGCTTGGTAGTGATAGCAGACTTACAGATGCGCGTAATGCGGCAGACGTTTATTCATGGGCAAAAGCATCCGAAAAACCGTCATATACCGCAAGCGAAGTAGGCGCGATACCATCTACCGACAAAGGGGCAAATAACGGTGTTGCTAGTCTTGGTAGTGATGGCAAAGTACCTTCTTCTCAATTACCGAGTTATGTCGATGATGTTCTTGAATATGCAAGCGTATCTGCTTTTCCGTCTACGGGTGAAAGCGGCAAGATTTATATTGCCCTTGATACCAACAAAACATACAGATGGAGCGGTTCTGCTTACATAGAAATATCAGAAAGTCTTGCTCTGGGCGAAACATCCTCAACGGCTTATGCGGGTGATAAAGGTAAGACGAACGCAGATAATATTTTGGCAATACAAGGGTTAATTCCGAGCGGGGCGTCATCAAGCAATAAATTAGCCACAGCAAGTGATATACCTTCCGTACCGAGTGCTTATACTTCTAATCCATCAATGGATGGAACGGCAAGTGCGGGTTCAAGTGGAAGTTGGGCAAGGGGAGATCATGTTCATCCTAGTGACACTAGCAAAGCAGACAATACAACTTCTTTTACCGAAGCCAGTACAAGGGCAAACATAGCAAGCGGCGAAACAATACCTACTATTTTAGGAAAAATCAAAAAGTATTTTTCTGACCTAAAAGACCTTGCTTATATTGCCAAGGATGGTACGTCAAGTACGAAATACCTTAAAGGTGATGGCACATGGGACACTCCGACAGACACAAAAAATACTGCTGGCTCGACAGACACAAGTAGCAAGATATATCTTGTTGGTGCGACAAGCCAAGCCGCAAATCCGCAGACTTATTCGGATAACGAGGTGTTTGCACAAAATGGTGTTTTATCATCAAAAAAATTATCCCCGAAATGTATAACCGCACTCACAGGAACAGGAACGGCAGGACAGGACAAAGGGTCAGGCTCAACAAACAGATATGTACCCGCATTGTGGACTTTTAACCAAAGTATAACGGTAGCGGATGGCGAAGTGTACTTTATTAAAATTCCTGTTGCGGGTGGTACTTATGGCGTTTGGCTTTCACTCAATAACGGAACAAATTATTATCCTGTTGCGATAAGTAATAGTAGCGGTAGATTTCAAACAAATTCACCTATAAATTCTGTTATTGCCGTAAGTTATGAAAGTGCAGGAGTATGTAACTGTTATGCAATGGCAGGTGCAGATAGCAGAACAGACGTAACAGGGTGCTTTAGAGTGGTAGATAGTTACGACACTACTTACTCGAACATGAGTACATCCGAGTTGACAACGGGTACAGTTACGACATCAAGGGTTGTTCGGTCGGATTATTTGAAGTCGGGTATAAATTCACTCATAGATACCAAGATAAACGCTCTGGATGTAACAGGCGCATCAAACATAGCCGCATCCAAGACAATAAAATCATGGAGTGAAGCGGATGGAAAAGTAAACATTACTACGCAGGATATATCAATTACTAAATCCCAAATAAGCGATTTTCCGACTGTGGATAGCACACCAACCGCAAGTAGCACTAACCTTGTTGAGAGTGGCGGCGTTTATTCGACAATGGCGCACAAAATCAAGCGGACGGGAGTTACCGCATCGGAAGGTTCAGAGGTGAGAATACCCGCAAGCGGTACAGACAGTAGGATAACCGCAAGTAGTTATGTAGTGCCGTTCTGTGATGATATAGACGGTAGGGGCGTTGTGGTCAAGTCATGTGTAGCATCAACAGGATATGCCACGATAACTCTTGGTGAGGCTATCTCAAATAAGAACATTGGCGTAATAGTAATCAATCAGTAAAGGAGTGCCTAATGGGAACTATATTTCACGGTGGAGTGCCATATAGCGGTTCACCCGCCACTTGGGGCGAGATAAACGGTACGTTATCCGACCAAGCAGACCTTAATACGGCTTTGGGGTTAAAGAAGAATGTCGCAGATAGTGACGCTTGGACTTCTGCCGTAACACAAGCAAACGGTGTAGCAGTCTTTGATAACCTTGACCCATCTTACGGTTACGACATTAAGTATGTGAGTTCTGGCAATTCAGCCTCAATCCAAATACCGATATGGACTAATCTAAAACAGGAAGATGGCACGACAACAGGCACAATCAAACTGACATACACTATTTTGGGTGGTACGAATGGCGCAAGTCAGTTCAAGCTTCGAATTTTGAAGTAAGTATTGACGTTTAACAGATAGTTTGATAGGTAAAGAACGAAAGGAGCAGACTATGGAAAAACTTAAACTTGATAACCATGTTTACGATGTTTTGAAGTATATTTGTCAGATCGCTCTTCCGGCACTTGGAACGGCGTACTTTGGAATTGCGCAGATATGCAACCTTCCATATGCCGAACAGGTTGTAGGCGTGATCGCGGTTATAACAACCCTTCTCGGTACGCTTTTAGGTATCAGCACACATCAGTACAAAAAAGAGGATAAAGCATGAATACCCCCGATAAAGTCATAGCGATAGCACAGGCAGAAGTCGGCTATCTTGAAAAATCTAAAGCTGCATATCAGGCAGACCCGAATGTTTTATATGACAAAACCAAAGGGGCAGGAAGTGATAATTACACGAAGTACGGAGCGGAAATGAAAGAAGTCTATCCGCAGACTATGGATTTTCCGGCTGCTTGGTGTGATTGCTTTGTGGATTGGTGTTTTTATAAAGCATACGGTGTTACCACAGCACAGAACATGATATGCGGTAACTTTGACGATTACACGGTCAATAGTGCGCAGATGTATAAAAACAAAGGTGCGTGGTACACGTCCCCTGAAGTGGGGGATCAAATCTTTTTCAAGAATGATACCCGGATATGTCATACAGGACTTGTAGAAAAAGTCGATGATGAACGTGTCTATACCGTAGAGGGAAATACAAGCGATAAGAACGTGCTTGAACCAAACGGGGGATGCGTTGCCCGAAAGAGTTATCCGCTTGATTATGCCAAGATAGCGGGTTATGGCAGACCGCGCTATGACAATGCCGAGGAAGTGTTGCATTATATCCAAGGTATAGACGTAAACGAAGCACAGGGCGTAATAGACTTTGAACAAGTCAAAGAAGCGGGGATTGAGTTTGTCTGTATGCGGTCTACGAAGAAGAGCGGCAATCCAGACGCCTATTTCGAGAGAAACCTTGCGGAGTGCATCGACAAACACCTTGACTATTCATGCTTTAAGTATGCTTATGCAAAGACGCACGAAGTGGCAAGGATAGAAGCTGACGGGGTTATCAATCTGATTAAAGACCGCAAGATGCCGATATGGTATGACCTTGAGGATGATACACTTATACCGCTTGGAAAAGACGGTATCGAAGGTATCACGCTTGCGTTTATAGGTGAGTGCAAAGAAGCGGGATTTGATGTCGGTATCTATTGCAACAAAACGTGGTATGACAATTACATTTCTGATTATCTCAAAAAGAAATTTAAGTTTTGGATCGCACGTTACGGCAAGAACAATGGCGAAATCATGGAAATGTATAAACCCAAAGGAAAGAATATTGTTGCATGGCAATACACATCAAAAGGACGTGTGCCTGGAATAAACGGTGACGTTGATCGTGATGTGCTGTGTTAATTAAAAAGGAGATAAATTATGCCAGAGGTAAACATGATACAAGACAACCCGTATAAGTACAACCGTTCCGAAGCAAACGTGCTAGGGGCGAAGAATTTGCTTATATTAAACGATGCGTCAGATGGAAATGCAAGTGGAGTAGATTATACATTTGACGCAAAAACAGGAAGTATAACAATGGATGGCACAGCAAGCAATGACGCATACAAAGGAATTGCAAGGCTGTATTATGCAGACATTTTGGCAAATAAAGAGATTAAATTTTCTGTTGAACCTTCCACAGACTTTGCTTTGTACTTCCAATATTGGCAAGGAACATCAACGAGAGTAAGCATAGAAGGTAGTACTGATGAAAACGGCATAAAGGTAATGACACCTACGTTCAGCAATTATGACAATATTGTTGTGGGTATATACGTCAAGAAAAACAAGACGGTAACGAACAAGACGGTATATCCTATGCTCCGTCTAGCATCCGACCCGTCCGATGAATGGCAACCTTATGCCAAGACCAACAGACAGTTAACCACAGACAAATGTGAAAATTCTGTAATAGCAAATGTCGAGAATGGTGCAACGGCATTAAAAGGTTATTATAAAGGAGAACATTTCATCCGTGATGGGAAGTTCTGTACGGTTACGGCTTCTATTAGCCAAGGGGAAACACTCACAGAAGGTTCAAATTACAAAGCGCGAAATGTAGGAAATATACTAGAGATTTTTTCTAGGAATACTATCCTTGAAGTGAGTTTGAACGGTGGTCAAACCAAAACTATAACATTTGACGGTAATGCTAGTGGATATATCTTTTCCATGTTGACAGATAGTGATGGCAGTATTTACTATTTTGGGGAATCAGCAAATGCTATAGCCCCTATTGTTGGTAGCGGTTCTACGAATGTTTTGGTAACAAAACCGACTACAAGTTCTATACAAATAAAAAATAATCTTAGTTGGAGTGTTCACTTCTTCATTTTATCCGCTAGAGGTGGGGCAACAGTAACTACAAGTTAAAGGAGGACTAAATCAATGAAATACTATGTAATGCAAATCAGCAACGGAAATTTACAGACCGACAAAATCACGGAGTGGACAGACCTTGACAAAGCAAAGGTAAAATACCATGACCTTTGTAGAATTTTTTGGAATACTCCCGAAGTCGTAACAGGGTATGTGTTCGTTATGGATAGTCAAGGTAATATTTTGGAAGATTACAAGGAGTTCATCACGCATCCGACAGAACAGGTGTAAACCATATCGGCAAGTCAAGATAACATAGTCAGCACTTTATAAGCGCAAAAACTATCGTTGTATCAGCACCTTGGCTTGCCGTTTTACATGGGGAGCATATCCTTTAGGATATAGAGCAATGCACGTTAACTCTTAAAAAGGTCGGTGTATAGCCTTTAGGCGGCTTCCGTGGGTGACGGGGTGCGAAAGCGTAGAATATCACCCATTTGTAGGGAAAAGCAGACGTGCTGAGTACCGACCTATCAAGTCCCTCAACGATGCGTAACATGGCGGGTTTTTTGAGCGTTTCACAAATGGCACAGCCGTTTCGCATCCGAAAGGGTGCTATTTTTGACATTGAAAATACCTCCTATTTTTGGTATAGGGTAAGCAAGAGGGAAAAAGATATGTTTAATAGTGACATTATAGTTTCAATAATAACAGGAATACTAACTCTTATCGGTGTGATTATCACTAATAGCGAATCAAACCGTAAGATTGAGCATAGATTAGAAGTTTCACAGGCTATCACAGATACAAAACTTGAAAACCTCACACAAGAAGTGCGGAAACAGACAGACTTTGCTATGAAAATTCCCGTACTTGAAACTAGGGTTTCTAATTGTGAAGTGGACATAAAAGAATTAAAGGACAGCATACATGGATAAGGTTGTTGATTATTTGGTATTTGAACAAAGTCAGATAAGAGCGGAGCGGGCGCATAGGCGGTCATTTATTATTATCTTGGTTTTAATTGTCGCACTTATCGGGACTAATGCCGGATGGGTATATTATGAAAGTGGAAATCAAGATATAGTCACAACCATTGAGGCGGAGCAAGACGGATCAGGTACTAATTATGTTAGCGGTGGAGATATAAATTATGGGGCAGAAAGTCAAGATAACAACACGAATGAGAGTGAGAAAAGGTAAAGCCGTAGGGTATCATCCCTGTCCATCCTGTCATGGTACAGGACTTAAAAAGAACGTAGGCAGAGGATCAAAGAAGAAAGGTTAAGGCAATCCATAGGGGTTGCTTTTTTGGTGCTATGAAACATGACTACAAAAACATATCATCCGTTGACATATCTAATGCGATTGATTTGTGGGTACATGATGAACGTGACAGAAAGATACTAAAACGAGTATTGTTGGATGGAATACACTATGAGGCACTTGCCGAAGAATTAGACATATCTGTTTCAACGGTGCGTAGGGCAATGGACAAACACGAAGAAACGGTATTTATCAAAGCAGAATTGAACGCAAAATGAACACTTTATGACCTCGACTAATCGAGGTCTTTTTTTTATGCTTAAAGACAGGAGAAAAGACATGGATATCGTAAAGTTATGTGAAAAAGTATTACAGGATGAAGATGTAAAGGACATACCTATCCTTTATGTCTATACCATAGTGTATAGCGTTATAAATGCTATCAGTTCCGGCGAGTGTTTTTATAAGACGGAGTTTGAATGATGTTTAGCGAACTTAACACCAACCCACAAAAAAGGGAAACAGGGGATTGCGTGGTACGGTCTATCAGCGTGGTTACTGATAAGGATTGGGATGATGTTTACCTTGATTTATTGTTGAAGGGATTTCAGATGAAGGAAATGCCCTCACAAAACAATGTATGGGGTGCGTACCTTCACGATTTAGGATTTACCCGACATATAATACCCGATACTTGCCCTGAATGTTATACCATAAATGACTTTGCAAAGGATCATCCGCAAGGGCGGTATGTTGTCGGAACAGGAACACACGCAACGGCTATCATTGACGGTGTCTTGTATGACACATGGAATTGCGGAGAAGAAATCCCGATGTACTACTTCACAAAGGAGGCAGACAATGGTTAATTATCCTTATCAGCAGATTTATTATCCAACACAATCTAACGCATATCCAACGCAGATGAACGTTAACCCAACGCAACAAAACGTTATACAGAATGGAGGTTTTGTTTCTGTTCCCGATGAAAACATGGTCAGCACATATCCCGTTGCACCGGGTAATTGTGTGACTTTCAAGATAGAGGGCAAGCCTATTGTCATGGAGAAGTCTATGGGGTTTTCGCAGTTAGAAAGCCCGAAAATCGAGCGATACAGGCTTGTCAAAGAAGAAGTAGAGGAAACACCCGTTGAAGAAGTCAAAATGCCCTATATGGATGAAATACACGGCAGGATAGATACTCTCGAAGATGAGATAACCAAAATAAGGGGTGAGATAGATGCCCTTAAACCGAAAAAGACTACCACGAAACGTAGCGGAGAGGATTGATATGTTTGGCAACATACAGGATATAACTAACCTTTATCAGCAATTTAGACAAAATCCTATGTCTATGCTCAATAAGAGATTTAACATACCGCAGAATGTTAATCTTAATGACCCGAACGCTATCTTGCAACACTTGATGAATACAGGGCAGGTGTCACAAGCACAGATTAACGGGGTTATGTCTATGCGAAACAATCCTTTAATTCAACAGTTAATTCGTCAATAACTCGATTTTAACTCGATAATTTGAGATAAATCCGCAAATATGCGAGTTAAATTGCAAAATTAAGATATTAAGGATTTGGGTCTGCATATTTCCATATATACCCACAAGAGGTTTTGTTCCTTCCTTTTAGGCAAGCGTTTATACTACTTGCATTGCCATTCAATGAACGAGCCGCTTCAGATATACCATAATATGTTGCAATATAATTTCCGTATTTATCATATTGATAAATTTTCTTGCTGTTTTTATTGAGTATGCCTGTTTTGCCTTTCATTTGGGAGCGTCTACGCAATCCTTTTTCTACGGCATGATTGAGGTTTTCTTTAGATGTAACCCATTCAAGATTATCAACCGTATTATTATCCTTGTTTCCGTCTTTGTGGTTGATTTGGGGCTTGTTATCGGGGTTAGGGATAAATGACAAAGCAACAAGCCTATGAACATAGAACATTTTTGACTTTCCATCTTTATATAGTTGGACTTTATGATAACCAAGATTGTTTGTACTTTGGTGAAGCAATTTAACAATATTACTTTTTCGTATGTTTCTTGCGCCAAAACATAACGACTTAACATTACCTAAATTGCTTATTTGATACAGACCTTCGTAGTTTGGAATATCTTTCCATACTTCGTGCATAAAAAGAACACCTGCCTTTCGTGTTAGATGCCTTAAATGTAAACCGTGGAAACCGTTAAGGCATTACGGTGTTCGGGAGCTACCCTATCCACGGCAACAATATTATATCACATTTTTTAATGATATTAAAGTCGGCGCGCAGACTTTGATATAGAAACTATTAACCCGGTCATTCAATAAGAGAATGATCGCTAACCACACACAAATATGTGGTAGAAAGGAGTCAATTATGGCTTTATCAGAAAATGGCGGTATTCCCGCTACGATGCTTGTTAGTCCGAACGGCTATAACAACAGCGGTTTTGGCGGCATGGGAAATGATGGATGGTGGATTCTACTTCTGCTCCTGTTCGCTAACGGCGGTTGGGGTGGCTTTGGCGGCTTCGGCGGTGGCGCATGGGGTATGGACGGTCTTTACCCCTGGATGAACAACTCCCAGAACATCAATAACGGATTTCGGGATCAGATGTTAAATGACAACATCACATCAATCCGTGACGGTGTAAACGGAATTTCAACGCAGCTTTGTAACGGCTTTGCAGCTATTGAACAGGGTGCTAATACCCGTCAGATGGCAGATATGCAGCAGATGTTCTCATTACAGAGTGCTTTACAGAATTGTTGCTGTGAAAACCGTTCCGGCATTGCCGACCTTAAATACACGGTGGCAACCGAGAACTGTGCAGATCGTCAGGCACTTAATGAAGGTGTCAGAGATATTATCGCAAGCAATACGGCAAACACACAGGCTATTCTTGACAAACTTTGTCAGCAGGAGATTGACGCACTCAAAACACAGAACGTTTCCTTGCAGAATCAGCTTAACATGGCAACACTCCGGGAAAGTCAGACCGCACAGAACGCATTTATTCAGCAGGGCTTTAGTAACGAAGTGGATCAGTTATATAACAGGCTTAATTCCTGTCCTGTTCCGACAACACCCGTTTACGGTCGTACACCTATATTCACTTGTAACAATGGGTGCGGATGCGGTGTAGCATAGGAGGTGCATCATGGCAGAATATATTGCACAAGAACAGAACGTGAGCCTTAACTCACCCATTGATTTTTCAGCATCTATCCCTTGCAACAAGGGCGTGGTCATTCACGAAGATGGCACAGGGATTTTTATTCTGCGCGGTGTCACCAATCAATGCTATGCGACCTATCAAGTGACCTTTAACGGGAATATTTCAGTTCCCGAAGGTGGAGCGGTCACAGCAATAGCCGTAGCATTAACGGTAAATGGTGAGCCAAGGAACGCAAGTAAGGCTATATTCACTCCGCAAGCGGTTGAAGAGTTTGGCAACGTCACAAGTACAGCCATAATCAAAGTGCCGAGAGGATGTTGTTTCTCACTTGCCGTTGAATATGTGGATGCCACAACGAACGATCCGGCGGTTACACCTACACCCACAATAGATATAGCAAACGGCAATGTAACCATTGCGAGAATAGCGTAGAAAGGAGAAAGATTATGCACATGATGAAAACATACGAAAACCTCCGTGATATGCTTGAACGTGAGGTTACGGAGATCGAACAGAAGGGACAACTTGACGGGCAGAGCCTTGAACACCTTTACAAACTCATGGGAACTATAAAGAACGTAGACAAGTGCATGGGTTACGAAGAAGGAAACTCATACGGCAGGATGATGCCGGAAATGTCATACGCAAGAGATAGGTATGGCAGATATAGCGGTGATAATTTTCGTGATAGTTCGTATAGAGGATATGACAGATCGTACGGCAACCAGAAGATGAGAGAACGCCTCGAAATGCTTATGAGCGAAGCAACCAACGAAAGCGAACGTCAGGCTATCATGGACGCTATGAACAAAATTTAATATTGACGAGGTTAGGTACATTTGATATAGAGATTTCGTGATAAATTTCTTCATTCACTTACGGTACAAATCCCCTTAAAGTGTACCAACATAACCCCTTATCAAGCCGTCCGTGTGGGCGGCTTTCTTGTTGTACTACACGTTGTACTACATAACACCCTTTATGTGCCGTAAATACGGGAAATGGGCGTTATGCTTAAAATCTTTTTAGGGGGTGCATGGATAGCGGAAACCCTTGATTTTACGCTATTTTACTACCCTTTAATTGCATATGTTATCTTTTGGTTGTACTACACGCTATACTACACGTTGTACGACACGCAATTTTTGAGATTTTCTCCCGTTGTACGACAAATCAAAGAAGGTTTACCGCATCCAACATCATATCTAATGAAATGTGAGTATAAATTGCCGTGACATCAGGCAGACGGTGACCGAGAATAGCCTTTAACACCCTGACATCAACATTCTTTTCGGTCATCATTGAAGTAAACGTATGCCTTGTGTCATGTGGATTGTGGTTAGGGAGCAATTCTTTGAAATACCTATCAAACGTAGTTCTTGCCGGAACAGGGATGATCGGGAGTATAGCCTGTATCTTGGAGCATATCGGGACTATCCTTTTTCCTGACGGAGTTTTTGCCTGTCTGATTTCAACATAATTATCGTGGCAATCGGCAGGATCAAGGTTTTTCAGTTCTGAATACCTCATCCCGGTATAAATATAGACAAGTATAATCTTTGCGTATTCATTGTAAGGTTGTACTGTCCATAATCGGTCTATATCCTCTTTTGATATGACGGAGTGTGGATTCTGCTTTGTTTCCTTTTTGACAGGCATATTGATAGACTTTGATAAATTAAGGGATGTGACGGGTAAATATTTCCGTTTCACGGCATATTTGAGCAAGAGATTAACAAGTGTCTGCACATCCTCTAATGTGCCTTTTGACACATCAAGAGATTTATACAGACCTTCAAGCGTAAATACATCAATATCCGTTAATTTCATTTCATGGATTGCTTTCAGATGTCCGTATCTTATCCTATATGCCCTTAATGTCTGTTCTGCCTTTTCGTTTTCCTGTATGGAGTACCATTCTTTATAGAGATCATCAAGCGTGAATTTTTCTGCCAAAGAATACGGATCAGCGTTATACTGATTAAGTGCGATTTCCGCTTGCCTTTTGGTCTTGTGATACGAAATATATCTGATAATCGGGTGTCCGTCATCTTTCCAACCTATTATTTTACGGCAAGCCCAGGGACGGCGGCGGTTGCCGGATAATTTAACAACCGTCCCATCACCATTTTTACGCTTCATTCTTTTCGTCCTCTAATAAGTTTGAATACATATCGGTTTTTTTGATGTCCAACAACTTTAGAACGCTATTTTGCGTACCTACATCTGCATTGTTAAAAGCGTGTAACACGGCTCGGTCAAGTTCTGATATTTCCCTTGTATCTGTTTCAAGCTGCCGTGGAACATCAAGACCCATAAGCCAACACGGGTTAAAATCAAGAGCATTTGATATTAAGATAAGTTTATCCTGTTTAGGTTCGGCATATCCTGATAAATACTGAGAAATTGTACTATCTTGAATACCCGTTTTCTTTGATAGTACAACAGGGCGCATATTACGTTCATCTAATGCCATACGAAGCCTATCCTTAAAGTTCGCTTGCTTAATAATCATCTATATCACCTCCTGTTTACATAATAAATTATTGCTAACACATAATCAAGCCGTTATTTAACATTTTGAAAATATTTCTAAATTTAGGGGTTGACAAGCAACTTTCAAAATGGTAAAGTACCACTTGAAAGCAATACTAAATCTTGTAGAGAAAGGAGGACGCTATGACTTTCATATACAATAAGTTGAGGGGACGGATTGTAGAAATCTTTGGTACGCAGAAAAAGTTTGCAGACGCACTCGGCATATCAGATGCGACAGTTGCATCACGTTTATCCGGCAGATTGAAGTTTTCGCAGGACGAGATCATTGCTTGGTGCAACGCCTTAAAGATAGAAGCAAATGAAATAGGGGTTTATTTTTTTGACTATGAACTTTCAAACGATGAATTAGAAAGATTAAAGGCATGAAGAGGATAACCGTAAAACAAGCCGCTGAAATGATGAATGTCGGGGAACAGCAATTAAGAATAATGATCCAACGTGGCAGAATACCCGGTGCATCATACGGTGGTAGTAAAACAAGAAGATCGTATTTTATCACAGACACACAGATAGAAAATCTAATGAAAGGGGGTTTTAACAATGGGGTATAGGTTCGGTGAAAGTTGGGAAAAGTCACTTGACGATTATCTGACAAATCCGCCGGAAGGTGAAGAAAGTCATTACCTCTGTTCAGAGTGCAAAGACCCGTTATATCCGGGTGACAAAGTTTATCACGTTGACGGATGCAATTATTGCGAAGATTGCGCCCGTGAATGGTTAGAAGAGCAGAGCGAAGAAGTAACCGAAGAACAGGCTTTCGGGGAGTGATTCCTTGATATAGCAAGAGCATGACAGGACAGAAAAGAACATTTTATTAAACCACAGGAAAGAACAGAACAGTACATAACAAATGTTTTTAGGATTTAACGGAACAAATATTGTGAATACCTGCAAAGATTGTCCTGATCGTATTCCCGGATGTCATGACAGATGCACGAAGTATCAAACAGCCAAAGCGGAATGGGACAACAGGAGAGAGAACATCAAATCTGCAAAGCGGAAGTCACAGGCGATAGACAGTTATCAAATATCTGCTATCAAACAGATGCGGAAGGGTAAGCGTTGAGAACGTAGTAACGGTATTAAGCCGTGATAACAAAAAAGAACGTGAAACATCAACATATTAAAGAAAAGAAAAGTATAACTCACCATACAACAAAACACGACACTTAATGCCGTTGTTACGTTCTCAAACCTCCATAATTCAAAGCTGCGCTATCTGGCTATACGGGCAAAGGATATAACAAGACAGGATAAAACAAAACAGCAAAGCACATCATATTAAAAAGGAGGAAAGAATGGCTGAAAAAGGAAATATCTATGACAAATTAGAGCAGGTTCAGCAGACACTTAAAGCCCCGAAAAATCAATACAATTCTTTCGGAAAATACCACTACAGATCATGCGAGGACATATTGGAAGGTCTGAAAGAGCCGTTAATAAAGGTTCATGCGGTTGTAACCATAAGTGATGAAATCATATCGGTTGGGGATCGTATCTATGTAAAGGCAACGGCAAGGTTCACGGATGGAACGGATGTTGTCGAAAACACGGCTTATGCCAGAGAAGAACTTGAAAAAAAAGGAATGGACGCAAGTCAGATTACCGGAGCAGCCTCCTCTTATGCCCGAAAATACGCACTAAACGGCTTGTTTCTGATTGATGACAACAAAGATGCGGATGCACTGAATAAGGGCGAGGAAAAGCCAAAAACGGCAACCTTAAACCCGAAAAGAGCCGAACAGGAGAAAATAGCCGAGGCAAAGATCGGTGAGGCAAAAATTAACGTCTTGTTAAAGCAATGTGATGAATGTGGCATAAATCCGGCTACTGTCTGCGAAAAGATGAAAGTCAATGAGTTGTCAGACATCACCGAAAAGCAATTTCTGTGGATCAAGCAGAATTGGACGAAGGAGATCGTAAGTGGAGTGCAGGGCAACAATTAAGAACATACACCCAACAATAGGCGGTGCTGATATAACCCTTCATGTTGAGGGCGTACTTGACCCGTTAGACACACTTATGAACCGGGATTTGCGGTTAAAGTTGGTTCAATGGAGAGATAAGCGGTCTAACAATGCGAATAAATATTTCCATTTGCTATCTGACCAACTAGCCGACTCTATGCGGATGTCAAAGCCGAAGATGAAAAACTATCTTCTGTTTCATTACGGGCAGAAGGTACGGGATGCCGAGAACAATCTAGTTGTCATCAAAACTAACGCAGACGAGGACGAACTGATAACCAGAAGTGACCTTCATTGTTGGTATCTGAAAAATGCGACAGACGGAACACCGATGTACGTTTTGCTTGAACATAGCAGATTTTACGATACCCGGCAGATGTCAATTCTCATTGATGGGGTAGTTGCTGAATGTAAGGAACAGGGCATTGAAACAATGACACCTGCCGAGATAGACGAACTAAAGCAAAGATGGGGTGTAGAGATTGCAGAGCATCATCCAGGATGAAAAGGAATGTTTTATCTGCCACAACACGATAGGACTACACGATCATCACATTTTCGGTGCGGCTAATCGCAAATGGTCAGAGAAATATGGGTTAAAGATATGGCTGTGTCCTAGATGTCACAACATGAGTGATGACGGAATACATTTCCGTAAAGACTTGATGCTAAAGGTTAAACAGATAGGGCAGCGGAAGTTTGAGGAAACCCATACAAGGGAAGAATTCTTAAAGATTTTCGGCAGAAACTACTTGCCTTAAATCATAGTAACTGTTGGTTTGCTTGGTTAATTGTATCACAGCGGTTTACCAAAAGCCTATATGTCCTGCCGTTCGGTAGGGCGGCAGGGGAAAGGGGGTTAAATGGTCGAAGTAGGGGAAATATGCAAGGAGTGTAAATATTATTCCAAAAGGTCAGATACTTGCGACTACTATTTGCTAACAGGGCAAAGCAGAACGGTGACAAACAACATAAGGAACGATCCGCATTTCTGCGACAAGTTTGTTAAAGGGGAACGGAACATCAAAAAAGAACGTGACGATTGGATAAAGGAGATTTTCAAATGAATGAGATTTTCAAATTAACGAACGAATATGTGGAATACTACGACAAATTAACTGATCCTGAAATGGACGAGGAAAGCATACAGGGGATGTTATCGGTCATAGCCGGAGAGATCAAAGAGAAAGCTGCTGGACTTGCGATTGTCCGTGACAGATTAAAGATGGAACTTGCTGCCTGTAAGGAAAAGGAAAAGGAATGGCAGATAAAAAAGCAGGTCAGAGAGAACAACATCAAGAGATTAGATCGAGCAATTATTGAGGTTATGGGTCAGTTGGAATTGACAGACCTTGAAGCCGGAGATGTCAGATTTCATGTTCAAAATGCCGGGGGTCAACTTCCATTGATAGTGGATGAAAACAAAACCGTACCTGAAAGGTTTACAAAGTTGACTATTGAAAATGACAATCAGTTGATCCGCAAGGCATTAGAGGACGGGGAGAAGTTGGATTTCGCACATTTTGGTGAGCGTAGCAAGGTTTTGAAAGTTAAGTGAAGGAGGAAAACATGAACATCAAGTACAGAGTGATTATCAAGGTCAGTAACCACGAGGCATGGTTCGAGTTTGATAATGCAGATCAGGCGTGTGGATTTGCCAGAAATGCAATTTCTCACATAGTAGATAGTGAGGACACCAAAAAGAAATCCACTATTGCAATCCAAGTAGTGGATGCAGACGCAAAGGATGATGACGAAGATTAGAAAAGGGGGTCAGTATGAAGAAAAAGACACAATGCGACAAGATTTTGAAGTACATGGAAACCCACAAGGGGATAACCGGGAAAGACGCATATAGAGTAGCTTTGTGTATGTGTCTGCCACAGAGGATTTATGACCTGAAAGATCGGGGATATGACATAGAAAGTGAGTATGTCTATGTCAAGAACGCAGAGGGCGAGAAGTGCAGGGTAAAAAAGTACCGTCTTGTAAAGGAGGTATGACGATGACTTTCGTTGAACAGGCGGGGTTTAAGTTGTTGTGCGACTTTATAGGAAATGCCGAAGAACATGGCATTTGTTACAACGGGGAAGATATGCCGCTAGAACTACAACAGATGGTTATAAACATCGTTAAGGACTATGCGGAGAAATACAAGGAAGAAGTTGACTAATGCCGGGATGGATAAAACTTGACAGACAAATACAAGATCATTGGGTATGGAAAGACAAGTATAGCAGAGGTCAGGCATGGGTTGATTTGATAATGCTTGCGAACTATGAGGATAAAAAGACTATCCATAAAGGGAAAGTAAAAGTCTGTAAACGTGGTGATGTGAATTTGTCTGTCAAGTATCTTGCGGAGCGTTGGGGTTGGAATTGGAGAACAGTTAAAAGTTTTCTTAACGCCCTTGAAAGTGACGGAATGATTACATCAGAGTACACAACGAATTACACAACGATAACCCTTGTAAATTACGATAAATACCAACTTTGTGAAAACGAAGTACATAACGAAGTGCAGAACGCACTGCATAACGGAGTACATAACACACTACATATAACTAATAAAGAAAAGAATATAAAGAAAGATAAGAAATATGATTCCTCATTTTCCGAGTTTTGGAAAATCTATCCGAGGAAACAGGACAAAGGGCAAGCATATAAATGCTACCTTGCTAGATTGAATGATGGATATAGCGAGGATCAGTTATTAACCGCCTGTAAGAATTATGCGGCTGAATGTGAAAAGAACAAGACGGAGCAGAAATACATCAAACACGGTGCAACATTTTTGAGTATCAATGAACCGTTCCTTGATTATCTAGGAGATAGCAACGATGACATGGCAGGAAGAAATGGAACAGATGAAGAACAGCATAACCGAGAACTTGACGAACACATCGCAAGGATCGAAGCCGGAGAATTTGACGCAGAAGATGAAGAACTCCGAAGAATATGGGACGATTAGCGTTTGCCCTTTGTGTAATAACGATGGATGGGTCTTTTACCGGGATGAAAAGGGATATGAATATGCCAAGGAATGTGAGTGCGGCATCCGGCAGAGGATGATACAGAGGAACAAATTAAAGTTTGCGGCAATCCCTGTTAACTATGCGGATGTGAAACTTAAAGACATGACGATGCGGTACTACCAGAAGTCAGAAAGTAAAAGCACGTTCAGGTCAATAGCGGATTTTATCAAGATATATCTTGAATACCTTGATAAGTACGTTGATGCCGGAAAAGGAATTTACTTTTGGAGTAGCACAAAAGGGTCGGGAAAGACGATGTTAGCAACGGCATTAGCAAACGAACTGATAAACAAACACAAGCGGTCTGTAAAGTTTGCGACATCCCTTGACATCTTGGACGAGATCAGAGCGACCTATGACAGCCATAGCGAAGATAGAGAAAGCAAGCTGCTGAATGATTTGGTATCTGCTGAATTTCTTGTGATTGATGATTTCGGAACGGAAAGAGCCTCCGATTGGGCGGGAGAGAAATTCTATCAGATAGTCAATAAGCGGTACATGAACAAAAAAGTGACGTTCTACACAAGCAATTTTGACCTAAAGACGCTGAAATACGATGACAGAATACAGAGCCGCATCCGGGAAAGATCGTTCATTGTTCATTTTCCCGAGGAAAGCGTAAGAGAGGTTAAGGCAAAACAAGAGAACGGCATAGAACACGCAGAATAGGGTTAAATTTTAAGTTTAACACACATAGGCAAGGGTTTATATACCTACGATACGAAAATCGAAATACGGGGCAAATAAGGGGGTTTTATGAAACAGACAATTTACAAGTTCGGAGTAGTCCTGTCATTCCTTGCAATGGCAGGTGTGGCAGAAGGGATAACAGGCAGAGGCGATACATACATTTCAATAGTTCTGCTGATAATCGGTTTTTTAATGAGCCTTTACGGGGGGTATATGTGATGACAAATGAGCCGTTCGTAAACCATGAACTGATAGACCGGGTACGGAGAGTAAGGGAAGATCAGTTATTACACGATGACAGCTATCAGTTTGACGAAGAAGCACAGGAGAACAGGGACTTATCGGAACTATACAGGGTGGTCGGAAACTTTGACAAGTCAGAAATGGCGGTGTGCATCACGGCAATTTTAGAAAATGAGCCGTTGTTGATATTTCAAGTAGTGGCAGATTATGTCACGGATTTACAGAAAAGGAGAGTACAAAATGATTGATTTAAGGATGTTTGCGGTAGGTGAGAAAGTAAGAATCGAAGTTGAGGTTATGGGTGTCAAGATCATTGACGGAAAGCCGGAATATTATCTGCGCAATCCACAGACGGGTGACAAGTTTGATTACCGTTTTCATGAGGATCAGGTGTTTTCGACAGAGGATAAATCATGAAGTGTCCATATTGCAAGTCAGACAACATAAAAGTGAACGGTCATTACAAGTACAGATATGACGGGGACAAGCTGATAAGACACAGGAAATGCCTGTCATGCGGAAAAGGGTTCACGACCAGAGAGGAATATTCCAAAGAAACAATAGAAGAGGTGGAAAGATGCCGGACGTTAACGAATTATACAAGTTTTATCTGAAAAACGATGACTTCAAAGACTACATAGACAAGTGCGTAGAAACCTATGGAAAGGACGTTGATTATATGTTGCGTACTAAAACCGCAGAGGAAGTCTACAAAGAAATGCAAAAGGGTGGTTGCAATGAGAAACGATGATGCAAAGCCCCCGATAAAACATGAGTTGGGCGGTGGATATTACTACACTTGCTATTGGATGACTTGTAATGAAGAGTTGAAACGATGGTATAAATGGTGTCCTTCTTGTGGTCAAAAAATAGATTGGAGAGAGGAAAGGGATAGTTACTTTGAAGAGGGAAATAGAGTTTATCGACTTCACGGAATGGACAAGGGAGAAGATAAAAAAGAAGGGACTAAAGCAATATGAGATTGCGAAGATGATCCCGGTCAACAAAAACACATTCAGCCGTTACATGACAGGCGAAGTAGTACCGCCATTGGATATATGCGAGAAGATATGTCGGATATTAGGGGCTGAATTAGTGATAAGGGAGAAAGGCTATGACGAATGAAGAAAAAGAAAAGATCATAGAGGATGTATGCGATATATGCAAACACCCTGATTTATTTCTTGCAACCTACATAGACGCAGAAGATGCACACGAACAGATGCTTGAACAAGTGTGTAGCAAATGCACGATAGCGGAAAGGATCAGAAACCTTAAATGACATATCAGGAGTTTTTGAAAACAAAAGAATTACAGACGATACAAGCCGGATTTGACGTACCCGAAGAATGGCTATCTGATAAATTGTTTGACTTTCAAAGGGATATAGTCAGATGGGCATTAAAGAAGGGCAAGTGTGCAATCCTTACGGGATGTGGTACGGGTAAAAGTTTTATGCTCTTGGAGTGGGCATATTGCGTACACAAAAAGACGGGTGGCAAGGTGCTGATTTTGTCTCCGCTATCGGTGGTAAAGCAGACCGCACATGAAGCGGAGAAGTTTGATATATGCAAGGTCAATGTATGCCGTACCGCAGATGATGTTAAGGACGGAATAAACATTACGAATTATGAAATGATCGAACACTTTAATGCGGATGATTTTGTGGGGATAGTGCTTGATGAAAGCTCGATTATAAAGAGTTTCACAAGCAAGACGCAGGGCAACTTAACGGAACGGTTTTATAGGACACCCTACAAACTGTTATGTACCGCGACAATCGCACCGAACGATTATACCGAGATCGGAACGTCATGTGAGTTTTTAGGGATAATGAGCCGTACTGAAATGTTGGCAACGTATTTTATTCATGACGGCGGTAAAACATCGGATTGGCGGTTAAAGAAAGCCGGGGTAAGTAAGTTTTGGGAGTGGTTTGCAACATGGGCGATTTACTTCAATAGTCCTGCCGATTTAGGGTATGAGGTTAAAGGCTATGACTTGCCCGAATTGAAACTTCACACGATCATCACGCAGTCGGAGATCGAGGATTATCAAATGTTCGTCAAGGTTGCCGAGACGTTGCAGGAACGTAGGGAAGCTCGAAAAGAGAGCATGGAAGATAGGACGGATAAAGCCTATGAGTTGACCGAAAGCGACCCGTCTCAATGGTTGATATGGGTTGACTACAACGATGAATCGGAAATGTTACGGCGCAAGATTCCTGAATGTGTAGAAATAAAAGGGTCGGATGATCCGGAAGTCAAGGCAAAGGCAAGCATTGATTTTGCGGAAGGGAATATAAGGTGCTTGGTATCGAAAGCGTCAATATTCGGTTTTGGTAGCAACTTTCAATCCTGCCACAATGAGATATTCTGCGGACTGTCAGACAGTTACGAACGATTCTATCAGGCGGTGAGAAGGTGTTGGCGATTCGGTCAGACACAAGAGGTTAATGTTTACATCATCTTGTCAGAGAAGGAAGTAAACATCCTTGAAAACATCAAGCGCAAACAAGCGCAAATGGATGAAATGCAAAAGCAGATGACCGCACTGATGAAGGAAGTCACATTATCCGAGATTCAGCATACCACAAGAATAACAACGGACTACAAGCCGGAACAGAAGATTGTAATGCCATTGTTTATGAAAGGAGCATGAGAATGAACGTAATAGATCAGTATTCAACGGAAAGATACAGCCTTTATAACGGAGACACAACGGAGATTATAACAGCGATACCAGATAACAGTGTCGGCTTATCCGTGTTCTCTCCGCCGTTCTCACAGTTATACACCTACTCGAACAGTGATCGCGACTTGGGTAACAGCCGTAATGATGACGAGTTCTATACTCACTTTGAGTTTATTGTCAAGGAACTGTTTAGGATTTTACAGTGTGGGCGTGTGGTTGCAATTCACTGTATGCAGATTCCGGCTATGAAGGAACGTGACGGGTACATCGGATTAAAAGACTTTCGCGGCGATCTGATAAGGCTCTTTCAGAAGTGCGGATTCATATATCATGGCGAGGTTACGGTATGGAAAGACCCGGTTGTTGAAATGCAACGTACAAAGGCACTCGGATTACTTCACAAGCAGATTAAGAAGGATTCGGCGCGTACTAGAATGGGGTTGCCTGATTATGTAGTATTCATGCGTAAAGACGGAGACAATGAAAATCCCGTCACTCATACCGATAGCGATTTCCCGGTTGATTTATGGCAGGATTACGCATCGCCCGTATGGAGAGAGTACGCATCGCCCGTATGGTGGGATATCAACCAAAGCAACACCCTTAACCGTATGTTTGCGGACGAGGAATCAGAGAAGCACATATGCCCTCTTCAACTTGACGTTATCGAACGGTGCGTAAAGCTCTATTCAAAGGAAGGTGACACGGTATTTACACCGTTCATGGGTATAGGGTCAGAGGTATATCAGGCGGTCAAGGTGAATCGTAAAGGTCTTGGCATTGAACTGAAAAGAGAATACTTCCTTCAAGCAAAGAAAAACCTTATGACACTTGATGACGAGGATAAGCAGATCGACTTTGAACAGTATTTTGGTTTGAAGATATAGGAGATCGCGGATGCGGTCGGAGAGGACAACAACATGGTTGGAAAACGGGGATGTAATACAGTATTACCCCAAAGAAGCGCAGGGGGATAAGGGATGAAAAATCGCGTACTAATGATATTAACAGCAGTAGTATTGACAGCCGGACTAGGACGGATAACCTACGCCGGGCATGAAGAAACGTGGTATAACTTGCCAATGGGAAGGGTACTAGAGAGAGCGGCGGCACATGGAATAGAGATCGACTATTGGGAGAGATCGGACGGAATGAAGATGAACGGGAAATACATAATCTGTGCCGGGAATTACAAGGTTTATCCATACGGATCATTAGTCGAAACATCACGGGGTACAGGAATTATCCTTGATACCGGGGATTTCATAAAAGATCATCCGAACGATATTGATTTGAGCGTGACGTGGGAGAGGTAACATGAACAGGCACACCATACAAGAACTTCAAGAATTGCAAGCACTACCGCTTGACTTGAAAATCAGATTAACACAACAACGAATAAGAGAGTGGGTAAATCATTTTGGAATTGACGGTGTATATGTCAGCTTTTCTGGCGGCAAGGATAGTACGGTATTGCTTGATATATCCCGTAATATGTACCCCGACATAAAGGCGATGTTTGTTGACATACCGACACAATATCCAGAGTTACGGGATTTTGTCGCAACGTATGACAATGTGGATGTGGTCAGACCGAAGATAGGTTTTGTTGAAGTCTGTAAAAAGTACGGTTTTCCGCTTATCTCAAAAGAGGTCAGCGAGTGCGTACAAGGGGCAAGAAAATACTTGACAAGCATACTGAATGAGCAAAACGCTTTGACAGACAGACAGACAGACAGACAGACAGACAGACAGACCTTCCGTATCGCTATTGGTACGACAGGGTAACAGGCAACGGGAAGTATCAGAAAAAGGGCAATATCCCTAGTGTTGACGAAGCCGCTATAAATGCGTCAAGTAGGGGGGGGTACGACAGGAAGTATCGCAGACTACAAGGAATTGGCGAGTTTACTCAACGACAGGATGGTAAACCGCAAGGGCGGGAACAATCAGCGATTGGCGATAATGCTAGGAATGTTCACGAACGATCCCAAGCAACCGATAAAGGCGAATATCCCTAGCGAAGATAGAAGTCAGTTTAGCCTTGAAAAGTACAAGTTTTTCCTTGAAGCACCGTTCGAGATCAGCAATCAATGCTGTCATTACATGAAAAAAGAACCGGCAAGGCGGTATAGCAAGGAAACAGGGCGAGTACCGATAACGGCACAGATGGCAAGCGAAAGCAGATTAAGAACGCAGAAATGGTTACAAAACAGTTGCAACGGCTTTGATTTAAGAATACCCATGAGCAACCCTATGTCCTTTTGGACGGAGCAGGATGTTTTACTTTATATCCGTACTCACGACTTGCCGATATGTAGCGTCTACGGCGATATAGTCACGGATGATGAAGAAACCGGGCAAATGGATTTAGCCGAGTGGACGGGGTTAGGAATATTCGATCAGACCAAGGCTTTACATTGCACGGGATGCCAAAGAACAGGATGTGTATGTTGCGGGTTTGGCGCACATATAAGCGGAGATACACGCTTTGAGGATTTACACGAAACACACCCTAAAATGTACCGACTTCTGGATATTTCCGAGAACAGCGGTTATACAATGCGACAAGCTATTGATTGGATAAATGAGCATGGAAACTTGAACATTAAGTATTGAGAGGTAACGAATGAACGAACATGATATGAAGATCGGACAGATAAACGCGGTTATATACGCCGCCGAGGAAGTCATAAGCCGGACGAGCTTTCACGACCGCGGAACAGAGTTAATGGCGAAAGAAACAGCATACGACCACATAAAACAGATAATGTCGGACAGACAGGAAGGGAGCGAAAAGTGACGAGAGAAGAAGCGATAAGCCGTAGGAAAGCGAGGAATGATATGGCAATAGATGAAAGATATTTCTATGGTCAACATGGAATCGACATAGAGAAAGCAAAACAAGAGCGAATAATCGGGCATTGTAAGGATTGCAAATACTTTGAATACGATAGTGTGGCAAAGGTTGACGGAATACCGCTTATCGTAGCACACGAAATCTGCAAAAGGTGGGGTGACGGTTGCAAGACAAGCGAGGACGGATATTGTTACTTGTTTGAGCCACAGGAAGTGAGGTAAGGAATGACGCGAGAAGAAGCGATTAGGCATGGCAAAGAACAATTAGAGATATTTGGTGAAGGATGCGAACACTATGAGTTTATAAAAATGGCAATCAAGGCACTAGAGCAGAATGAAAGAGCCGAAGATTGGTATAAATTATTTTGCGAGAAGTTAGATGAGCAAGAGCCGAACAGAGATACGGAAGAAATAGCAGAAATAATGAAAAGTGATGCAGATGCAGAAACAAAATGTAAGATGATTTCTAATATCTTAACCGCTAAACCACATTATTTTGAAATATCGCAAGAGCCGTGTGATGATACTGTCAGCAGACAGGCGGTGATTGAAATGGCTTATGATATGTCGGAAATTGACGGAGAACATTTTACAGAGCCGTGTATGGTAGTTGATGTTGAGGATATACAAAAATTACCTTCCGTCAACCCCATTCCTTGTTTGGATGCAATAAGCCGTGAAGCGGTAGACAAGCGTTTAGTCGAATTATTAAGCGGTGATTTATACAACGAGGAAATGAGAGATAAAATCGTTAAGTTGCGATTGTATTTATTTGATTTACCTTCCGTCAATGTAAAACCGATAGAGTGCGAGGATGCGGTAAGCCGTGAAGCGGTATTAGATACAACTATATGCGAGGGGGATATCTTGTAATGAGTGTTCATTTAACGAGATTGATGGAGAAAGCGGTTGTTTATTACACGCAAGGATAGACGAGTTCCCACCAGTCACACCGAGCAGACATAAGGGGCATTGGATAATTGATAGAGAAGTTATTGATACAACCAGAAAGCCGACAACATATCACTTTGATACTCATTGTTCTGAATGCGGTTTTAAGTACGCATATACGACGGATAAAGAAGATAGCATACCAACAAACTTTTGCCCGAATTGTGGTGTAGAAATGGAGAGAGAAGAATGATAACAAAAGATTTAGGGTATTTAAGGATAGGGGATGAGTTTTATTTCAAAGGGCAGAAGCACAAGGCAATAAGTCTTGGGAATAAAGACATGAATAATGTCTGTTGTAGGAATCTCAAAACAAAAAAGAAGATATGGCTTGATGTGACAACCGATGTCGATGTTGAAGAAATGGAGAGTGATACAGATGCCACATAGTTTAAGAGTACGACTTAAAAACCTTAATTACAAGGGATTGCTGACAGACAGAGAATTGAATAGGCTTGTCAATGCGTTAGATACGGTGGATGCTGTCGAGGATATTAAGGCAGAGATAGAAGAAAAAATTAGTCGTAATTATGGTTCTATGGTTGAGTGCGGTATGGGAATGGCACTTGAAACTATCGACAGACATATAGGAGATAAAAAATGACAAAAGATGATTTTATATATGCCTTAAAGACTTGCGGATATATTGTACATAACGGACAAGTGATGTATGCGGAAGAAGATTTGATAAAGCGGTTTGATGAATTATCATCTGTCACATCGAGTGAAGATGTGATAAGTCGTGAAGCGGTAATAAGAGCGTGTATGGGTATGCGGAGATATACGGGCATTGATGAAACACCTTATGAGTATGCAGAAAATATCATAGCAGAATTACCATCCGTCACAGTACGGCAGACATCTAATTGTAACACTTGTGAGTACGAGGAAGATAGAGATAGCGGTGAGTGCTATGAGTGTGTAAAGGGTATTCAAGATTGGTATAAACCAAAACAAACAGTACGGCAGACGGGGGAGTGGATAGACTATTCAGACGAGGGTTTTGTTGAATGTCCTATATGTGGACACGCTACGAATTGCGAAGATAACATAGACGAATTGCACTATTGCTTTTGGTGTGGCGCAGAAATGGTTGAGCCACAGGAAAGGAGCGATAAGGAATGACATACGATGAAATATGGGAATGTTTACTAAACCGTAAAAGGAATAAGCCTATAAAAAATCAACCATGTAGAAATTGTATTCACTTTTCGGAATATAAAAGAACAAGGTTTACTTGCGGAGTAGCGTGTGTTGATTTTAAGGAATACAAGGAAGAGATTGAGCCACAGGAAAGTGAGGAATGAATGAGCAAGGCACGACATCCCGATAAGGATTGCGTACTAAAGGGAGAGATCGAGGGTCAATTTGTTTATAAAGACGGAATTGTGAGTGAGATATAAAAGGAGAAGATAGATGCCAGAGGAAATGAAGAAACTACGGAAAATGCTGACGGCAATGAGTATCAAATGGCATGATAAATCGACCGTATATGAACCGTATGAGATTGTGGATCATAAAATCCTGCTAAACTTATGTATTTATCGCACACATTTCAATTATAAAGGCAAATTTCATTCAGTAATTTGCGGATATGGAACATACGGCGGTCAGGAAGGACTACTTGAAATGATGATCGGGAACAATGATCCGTCAGGGTGGCACACAGCCGAGGACATTATAAAGATTTTGAAGGGAGAACAGGAATGACGGGACTTAACTATCTATGCGAAAACGACATATCAGACGATGATTGCTTACAATGCGGAATCCACGGGATTAAGTTTAGTTGCCCCGATAATTGCCCCGATTTTAGGGATGTCAGAGAAAGTATGACACCCGAAATGTTGGCAGAGCGTGACAGGCTGATAAAGATTATGGGCGTAAAGGATGATCCGAAATGGGAAAGGAGAGTGTAATGGGGTTTAGACCGTTTTCATGGGGTCAGTTCGGAAGAATACCCGACCCGCCGGAAGATGAATGTAGCGGTGTCTTTGATGCCGAAAGCTGCTATTGGTGTTCTGACTATGACAGATGCAAGGATGCAGAGTATGTAGACGAATGGGACAGACTAGCAAGAGAGGATGACGAATGAAACCGTACGTTGTATCGGAGTTAAAGGAACAAAAAGGCGCGTACTATTGCCATAAACGAGGTTATCCCTATATCCCTGTTTTTGGGTCAATAGGGGATAAACGCAAGGCAGATAAAGTATGCAGGATGATGAATGAAAGCGTGGGAAAATGCAATCAAAAGCTGAAATAATGCGTGACCTGAAATTCTGCAAGGAACTTATGGATCGACTTGTAAAATACACGGATGACAATTATACAAGTGAAAGATCGTGGCAGAGCAATCACACGGTCATACAGAACGATATAACCCGGTTAAGACGGGAATTGATGTCGGTTAGTCACAAGTTGGAGGGATTTTAGATGACCATAGAACAACTTAACGAATGTATAAGCCGAATGCGTGAGATATACGATTTCAAAGATGAACAAACGGATATAGACTTGAAGATTGATCCGAGATATTCAGATCATAGCAAACAGCAGGTAATGATCCGTACTTTTGATAACGACTATGATATAGCAATCACGCTTGAAACCCATGCGATTTAGGCGCGTACTAGACGATTTAAGCGTACTTTGATATATAGACAGTAAAATTATTATTCAAGACCCGAAACGGGCAGAACGGGGCGATATGAAAGCATATATAAGCGGAGGAATAACAGGGGTTGATAACTACATGGAGAATTTCTTCACGGCTGAAAACCACCTACAGGAAGATTATGAAGTAATTAACCCGGCGAAAATCCTGTTCAACTTACCTGCCTCGACAACGTACTCACAGTACATGACACTTTGTATTGATTTGATAGATCAATCAGACGTTGTATGTATGTTGCCGGAATGGGAAGAAAGCAAGGGGGCAATTTTTGAACATCACTATGCCGAGATCAGCGGTAAGAAGATAATATACATGGAGGTACAGGAATGAATTTACAGGCATTTGCAAACGGCAAAGATATAAATGACGTACTAGAGCCTTTGGGGTTGGAAGTTGACGTACTAACGCAGGGACTTGCAAACCAAGCCGTCAAGAATATCCGTTTTATGATGACCATGAACTTCATGACGCAGGAAGAAGGTCAGGCGGTGTTTAACCGGGTTGTAGCAATGATCGGACAGAGAATGAAGGAGGTATAAGATGTTTGATATACAAACGGGAACAGAACACGGCGTTACATGGACAGTAGATACCAAAACTAAAGTTGATCCTATAATTATTACAGTTAAATCCGATAAAGGCGAGAAAACGGTAGAACATAGGTGTAGTCACAGACCTATATTCGGATATGACGGTGATGATTTAAATGATGTGGAAGAAATACTTGACAAACTGATAAAAGAATATGCAACGGAATGAGCAAACATCGGACAGAGGATGAAGGAGATAAGTTAAGAAAATGATAAATAAAGCGTTGTTTTCAAGCAATAGTGACGAATGGGCAACACCACTTGACGTATATGAAAAGCTGGATGCCGAGTTTTCTTTTAACCTTGATCCGTGTGCAAGCGACATAAACCACAAGTGCGATACATACTTTACGGCTGAAAATGACGGTTTATCGCATACATGGGGGGGTACAGAGTGTTTTGCAATCCGCCTTATAGCGCGATTGATAAGTGGGTTGAAAAGGCATATAGAGAAAGCCATCAGGATAATACACTTGTTGTTTTGCTTATTCCTGCAAGAACAGACACAAGGTATTTTCATAACTTTATTCTTAACCGAGCAGAAATAAGATTTATAAAAGGACGGTTAAAGTTTAATCAATCAAAGAATAGTGCGCCATTTCCTTCAATGATTGTTATATATCGGGGCGCATACATTTAAGTCATATAAGGAGATATAGCATGAAGTTTGAACGATTCAGGTATATGAAAGCATGGGATTGGATATCTATATTGCCGACAGTATTTATTTCAATAAATGAAATGATATACGGTCGGGAAAACTTTAGTATTCACTTTCATTGGTTAGGTTGGCATTTTATGTGGTTGTGGTTAAAGGAAGGGTAACAATGAGAGCGCAAGGCTTTTTCGGATTCAACAATACGCAGGAGCGTACTGCCGCAGAAAAAGGGTATGACTTGTATGGATTCTATGAGAATAGGGATGATGCGGAACACCTTGTAAGTCAGTTGCACGGAAGCAAGGTACACGCATTTAAGCTGTATAAGACCCTTCTGCAAGGCGGTTATAACATCCGGGGTTGGGTGGTATAAAGAAGGAGAGCAAAGATGATAAACAGATTACTTGAGTGGGAGGGATATTGATATGACACAAGATTGTTATGAAGCACTACAAACTATACGAAATGCTATAAGTGACGATGAAAGCATAAAAGCCTATGACGAGATCACTAAAACAATAGCAAAGTTAGAAGCAAGGATAACTGAATTGCAGAAGTTAAAGATTCCCCCAAGATGGCAGTCTGCAAGTCCACCGCAAAATAGTGAGTGGAAGGTACAAGGCAATACGGGCGTAGAACCAAGGAATGAGAGAGGATATTTGGGGATATTCTCATAAAAGTCGCGTACTAGAACGGTTTTTCAATTCAAAAGTCGCGTACTAGCGAAAAAATCAGACCGTGATCCTGCCGGAAAAATTTTCGCGTGAAAGGGTCGAATGGATGTTCGGTCAAAATTTTCTCAAAATGACACCTGTTTTTTAAGGTCAAAATTGATCGAAAATCTGCATCAAAAAAGAGGTCGATTTCGACCTCAAAATTTGACCCTTTTCAGGACATAAAAAAGCCCCTGCCATAATCGGCAGGGGTTGCTTTTTGGTTATGCCGTCATTATGTCCCGGATGTATGCCGGGTCAATGTATGGACATTGTAGCCGTTGCAAGTTAAATGATCCGTTACGGAGATAAAGCCCGTCACCATTGCCCCGGAGCAATTCCGCGCCGCCCTGGTCTAGTATGATTCGGCTGTCCATGTTTGATATAGTTCTAAATGCGATCCGTGTTGGCAAATTGCCTTTTAACGTCCCGTTAATAACTGAGGCGTCCGGGCGTTGAGTTGCTAATATCACATGGAAACCTGCCGCGCGTCCCTTTTGGGCAATTCTCAATAATTCAGGGATGACCCGCGCCCGCGCTTTTTTGTTTTCGATCAAATCTGATAACTCATCGACTACTAAAATATGCCGCCTTGCGTCCGGGATGATCCTTTTGTATTGCTTAAAGTCATTAACCCCGCGTTGCTCCATATCATCAAAACGCGCCTCCATGCGATCAATTAACCCGTCAATGATAACGGCAGCTTGACCCTCACCAAAAACAGAAGTAGCAACCTGGGCATTATTCTTATACATTGACAATTCTACTTTTTTACAATCCACAAGGTATGTATAATTATGTTTGTTACATAATATTGTAGTTATCAGGTTATGTAGAAAAACAGATTTTCCGCTGCCTGTAGTCCCGGCAATCAAGATATGCCGCGCGTTGTCTATGGTATCAAGTACGATCTGCCCGCCGGAAAAACCAACTATAAAAGGAATATCGGGATTGTTAAAATCAATATAACCGTTATAGTCTTTATAATCGTATAAAGGTTGTTTTGTTAACTCCCTGATATATAATGCTGTGGTATCGTTTACAATCTCCAGGTGTTGTCCCGTTGCGGTCTGCAATGCCGGAAGTAAACTTTTTAACCGTTGCGGAGTTGCGGATGATCCCGCCGGGGTTAACTTATAGGATGTAAACCCGTCCCCGGTGATCGTTTGTGTTATCATATACGGGATTTTGTAAAGTGTTAACGCGTCCTGTATATTCATTGTAAAGCCTCCTCTAATAAGGGGATATAATCAGGAATATTGACCGTTACAAGGTCTATAAAATCCTGTTTTGATTCGTGCTGTTCTTTATCAGCTCCCCACATTAACATTTTTATCCCGGCAGAATGAGTATAAATCCAGGCTTCATAAGTTGCCGGAGTTGTTACGATGTCCACAACATACACATTATTGTTGTATGTATGATAATAAGTTGTGATATTAAAGTCATCCGTTCGTATCATTTCTTTTTGCCTCCTTTCATATCATTAGTGATTAACTTTTTAATATACCCTTGTTTGTTTGGTTGTGCTGTTAAATGTTCTATCAATTCTTTATCAGTGTTCTTATTAAATGAACACTTAAACTGATATACATTTTCCTGCGCGTGTTTTTTTACTGCGATCCGATGCGCTTCGATCTGATCTTTTTTTGACTTCATCCGTTAAAACCTCCTTTTATTTAGTTGTCAATGATCGATCCGGGCATAATATCCCGGTTGCATACATTATATAATAGAACATAATCAAAGTACATTGACAGATTGCATAAATAGTACATTGATATTTTAGGCATAATGTACATTGACTATATCAATGTACAGTGATATAATTCAGACATAGCAAACAGGAAACGGGATCAAAAGTCCTATAAATCCAGGGCAGCCGGATAAAAAAATACGGCGTTTTGGTGATAGGTTTCCAGGACATAGCAAAAAGAAGGAGGGCAGCATTGAAAACATACTTGATTAGTTTTGACGGGTTTACATTTACGGCAGAATTAACGCCGGATGAAGTTGAAGCAATCGGACAGGATCAAGATATTACAATTAAGGAGGTATAAGCATGGATAGAGAATACTTAATAAAGGATATTGAAGCATTAACACTTGAAGAGGTTGAAACAATGGATCATATAAAGATTGAGATAAATGGGCATGATGTTTATATGGTTGACTTTAAAGGGTATTTTGGTTTTTCGGCGCTTGTTTTCCGGGCGGGGCATCATCTTTACTATGCTAATGATTATGAACTACATCACAAGGGAAAAAGCCGCGAAGAACTGAAGAAATGGTATGAGGACACATTACCCAACAAATTATACAGTGATGAGATGATCGCGGCGCCGATTAAAGATTATCACGACGGGGAAAACAAAGATTATTATCTTTACAACTATTATCCGCAAATGTGCATTGATAAAGTATCAGCCTTCAATATATTCCATAATGACGCGGAGCGGGAAGCTTTTGAGAAAAAAATCAAAGATATGTATTATAGCAAGATCGGATTTTTCTACACAAGGGATAAAGCATTTGTAGACAGACTCGAAGAGTTATACAAGATAGCGCAGGAGAGTAAAAAGGGATCATCTAATAATTATGATTACTGGGTCGATGCTTTTAAATATGAGATGTTCAACCATGAGTATGCTATATCATGGGAGCCGGACACAGCGACATTATCCGCTTTTGGTTTACCTTATGAAGTGGGTTATCAGTACGAAAATAATGATTATAGCAAGGGACTCGATTATTTATTCGATGCTTTGAAATTCTCGGACATTCAGCGCAAAGCATACCGGGATGCGCGGGGTTATGTTTTAAGTCATAGCAATTATTAAGGAGGTGTTAAAATGTGGGATCATATACAAAAGGCATATTTTGAGCAGATCGGGGCAAAGATAAACCCCGCCGGGATTGTCGAGATACCGCGCCGAGTGTGGGCAGGATTGCAATACACAGATAGGAGCATACACGACAAAAACATCAGAACATGGATGATTAACAGCATAAACGGATGCACATTGATATTTGAGCATAAACATTTTGAGATAGTATAAGGAGGAATAAACATGAAGATATTAGAAGTATTAAGGACTATTAAAGATCATACGGACACAGATACAATGGCAAAACTGATTTATGATACTAGGCAGGAGATAATCGAAACTGCCGGGACATTAAAGCATAACAAATCAACACGAGAGGCGGCTATAAAAGCATACTCAAATAATACGCCTGATAATCTGGAAAAGATGCAGGAGCCGGAAAACGGATTATACACCGAAGGACATACAGCAATATCAATCCCGGTCAAGGGCGCGAAGTATGACGGGGAGAAGGGAATCGCGAAGATGATGCTAGACATTATAAAAAACAAAAAACCCACGGATTTACGGGACAGCTTCGATTATTCTATCGCGGCGGCAAAGGTAAACGGCTGGAGGCTCGGAGATGTAGATCATTATATCATGGTTGAGGGGCATTATTACAACTTGTCATTGATAGCAAGGGTTTATAACTGTATAGCAGACAATAAAACATATAATGGATGCAGACTCGAGATACAGACGGATGCAAAACATCCCGCCTTGATAATGTCTACTCAATACGGGATCGGGATCGTCCTGCCGTTTATATGTCCTGCTAACTTGACATACAATGTCACGCCGGGAGAGGGTCTTTTATCCGCTATTGATAAAGAGATAGATAAGCGGATCATGGACGGGATCGAAGCGGCAGAAATAAGACGCCGAGAGGCGGCGCGCGTATTACATGAGGATGATTTTTCGGATATTAACACCGAAGAGATAAAGAAAAATCTGAAGGATGCAGGAATCGAAAACGGAGTAGTTGTTGACCCGGAAAAACTCGAAAACAATTCATTTATTCAGGACGTAACACGGAGAGCGGAGGGCGCGGCATAAAAGGGATAATGCCGGGACAGATCGGAAAAAGGGACGGGATAAAACCCCGTCTTTTTTTCGCGTATAAACCATTACAGCCCCAGTAAAATCCCCGCATTTGACAATATACCCCTGTTTTGATATAGGGACGCGGGAAGGACGGGACGCAATGAAAAAACAAAACAAGGGGCAAAACACGCCGATATTAGAATATACTCCAACTATTAACCGCCTGCCGGATGGATCGCTTGACTATAACTATTATTACAATGCTAGTATGGACATAATCGAGCGTAACATGGAGGCAGATGGACGTGACCCGCTGCACATCACATCAAATCAATTACAATACTATCTTGATTTATGCTATATATCCCTATTTAAGCCCGATAACACATCAGGAAAAAAACCAAACAACATACTATATGGCAATAACTCATCATATGACCCTAAAGATATTCAAACACTATTAGATATATATGTCCGTATATGCGCTAAATATGACGCGCTGCCGTCTATTGTAGGGGCTTCATACTACACGGGCATTGATGACGATGTTATAAGACATATGGATGTAACCGCCGGAGGTATCGGCATATTAAAGCGCAGGAAAAACTATATCCAAAACCGCTTGAATAATACCCCTATTGGAGTGATGACATTAGCAAATAACGACATTGAAACGGGACTATTATACACACGGCAGAACATAGTTACACATGAAGCTGTAAAGCGGTCATTGTCATTTGACGATCTCAAACGGATTGCAGACAATAACAGCCCTGATTGAATGTCTGATTGTGACATAGGACAGCAGAACAAAAACACGGTCACGGGGTCAAGCGCTGTAAAGCCTGTATTTACAAGGGGTTGAGGGTATTTTATCGAACGTTTGTGTGGTACAGTAAAGTTATCTTTAACGAATAGATGGTTGCATGGGCGGGTTTTGCCTTGCCTGCGGGGGGTCACGGGGTCAAGGCATACCCGGACACTAGAAACAGAATATACGTTTGGCGCGGGTTACCCCCTCAAATTCTTAAAAAACAAAAAGGATGAACGAAGCACAGGAATACAACCGATTACGGGCAGAATGGAGTAGTGGCGGTATAGTACGGCTAATGGCAGAACGGTCACTAGGGAAAGTATGCTATAACTGCGGATCAGACACGGGTATAGAGTTACACCATGTCGTACCGTTAAAGTTAGGTGGCACGAATAATATGTCTAATATCGTTGTTCTGTGTCATAGATGTCATTGTGCGGCGCATTACGGTAGGCATATCCGGGACTATCAGAACAAAAATATATCGGGCAGACCACATAACGCGCCTAATGAGGTAATAGACGCGGCTTTGGATAACTATATACACGGTCAGATAGGTGCGAGTGAGTGCAAGATGATGATGGGTATGTCGAAGAAAACAAAGATAGGAGATATGTCCTATTACAAGCGGTATCTGCATGAACGTGGGATAAAGAAAGTGAAGAACAACATAGACATCATCATAAACAAGCGTGGCGAGGTAAAAGAAGGGGATCAGGTAGGGTTTATCGAGTATAAAGACGGACGGATAACATCAACGGTTTTCGGTGTTCCGTTAAAGGCAGAGATATGATAGCGAAGATCGTAATATGCACAATACTATACTACATGGCTTGGATATGGCTGATATTGTTTGCGGCGTGGTTGGTAGATATGTACCTGGATTTCGAGAAGTGGTTATTCTCGTAAAGGGTATTTTAGCAAGAATTAGGAATTTGGTATCGAAAATTACGGGGTTTATACCGAAAAGTTGCTATTTTAAGTCTAAATGTTACGAAAATGTTACAAAATCGTTCGCTCACGCGAGGTATGAAATGGACAGAAAAGGCTTTTTGTATTTAGCGGATGAAATGCTAAAGAGATCGAACGCAAAGGGCATCAAGGTAGTTTTTTGGGATGACACAGGGAGATACAAGGTAAAGATACGGAAAGATGGACGAAAGGTACGATAGAGATTGCTGCGATAAAGAGTGTTTTGCTAACCGGGACAATCATTGCTTGGCTTTGTCGGTGTCCTACCGTGGGGAATGTCCGTTTCAAAGGACGGATATAACGATGGAAGAACAGGCGAAGGAAATGATTAGGTATGACAGTAGGAGAAATCTGATATGACGCATTTTACAGTACCGGGTCTACCTCGTGGGAAAGGGCGTCCGAGGTTTAGCCGGAACGGACACACATACACACCGAAAGACACTATCCTGTATGAGAACTTGGTAGCGACTTCTTACGATGGTGGGAAGTTAGAGGGTGACTTGTCTGCAAAGATCGTGTGTTACTTTCCGATCCCGAAATCAATATCAAAGAAAAAACGTGAGTTTATGTTGACCGAGAGGGTCTATTACAATCACAAGCCGGATTTGGATAATTTAGCGAAAATTATTCTTGATAGCCTGAATGGAATCGCATTTGACGATGACAGGCAGGTTGTGAGATTGGAAGTATCGAAATTTTATTCAGACAGACCGAGGGCAGAGGTATGGCTGACGGAAATCTAGGGGAAGTACAGAAGATAGTCCGTTCTTTGGACGATGACTATGTAAGTCAATTATATCTTGATGAACGATTGTTAGACGGGTATGTGAAGAATATCACATATTCCCTGTTTCAGTTGAACGAAATAAAATACGCCCGTTCTTTAATCACATTGACTATGGAAAAGGTGCAACAGACGGTAAAGAAAGCCGGATTTTCCTCTATATGGGATTTAGAGGCGAAGATTTGGGGGCAAGATGTCTATTTGTTAAGGGGATTTTATCAATTATGCCTGTTAAACTCTTTTTGGAACTTGGAATCGTTTACTTTCTTCATGGAACAGGACAGACCGCAGGAAAAAAGGTTCTATCTGCCGAGAATTAAGCCCTTGCAGACCGTTTTGGGTGATTTAGAGGATTTAGCGAACCGAAAGATCAAGTTTCTTGGTATTTCCCTTCCCCCTCGAGTCGGTAAGAGTACGGAATGTATCTTTTTTCTCACATGGTTAGCCATGAAAAGACCAAACTCACATTCAGCTATGGGCGGTCATTCAGGAGTTCTCACGAAAGGGTTTTACAAGGAACTTATGAACCTTTTTGATAGTGCGGAATACAGATTTGGTGAAATCTATAAATTCTGGCATGAGAAAGAGCAGAAAGTCATTCAGGACAAGTCAGCGGAGGACTTGACGATAAATCTAGGCAAGCCCGATAGGTTTTCTACTTTAACGTGCCGTTCGATAGATGCGACATGGACGGGAGCGGTTGACGTTTCATGGGATGGTGTTTTATACGTTGATGACCTTGTAAGGGATCGTGAACACTCATTAAGTCCTACACGAATGGAAAACACCTGGCAGGAATATCTTAACAAGATGGTCGATAGAAAGAGCGGATTTGACCCGACAGGGGACGAGATAGACCTTGGATATGACATAGATATGTGCTTTGACTTTGCCGGAGCGTGTGAACTGATGGTCGGTACGTTATGGAACGTCTATGACCCTTTGTATAGATTGGAACAGCTATACGGGAACGACCCTCTTTATCGTTTCCGCAAGATACCTGCCTTGAATGAGCATGACGAGTCTAACTTCAATTACACCGTGAACGGGTTTACCACGGACTACTACCGGGAAATGAGGGAGAGATTGGATGATCCTGAATGGATGGCAAAATACCAGCAAGCCCCGTATGTCCGTGAGGGAATTTTGATAAACAAGAATGAAATAAACTACTTTAACGGGGAGATAACGGAAACGATACAGAAGATAGTCGGAATACTCGATCCGGCTGTGGGCGGCGGTGATTATCTTTCTATGGTAGTGATTGCGGAGGGGAAGAAGAAATACGTCATTGATTGGGTGTACTCGAAGGAAACGAAGGGCAAGACCATACCCGAACTATGCGCAAAGATCATTTCGCACAACATAAGTGAAGTACACTACGAACGGAACGGCATAGGTCGTGTATTTGATGATGAACTGACACAGGCTTTGCACAATCGGGGGCATTTCAGAACGAAAATGACCTCATTTGCCGCACCCGAAGGAATGAGCAAGGAAGAAAAGATAATAGGTTATTCCGATTGGATAAAGTCTAACCTTTATTTCATAGACGAAACGGCAAAATCAACTACTTATACCCGGTCTAATTCATATCAGTTGGCATTAAACCATGTATTCATCTATACCACGGTTGGTAAGAACAAATGGGATGATGCGATTGATAACCTGGCACAAGCCGGACGGGTATATGAGAAACAGAGAAATGGCACAGTAGACATCATCTTAAATCCGTTTGCGAGGTATTGAGTATGGAAAAATGGAAAAAAGTTGATTGGATAGATGGGTTGATGAGTGAATACGAGGTAAGCAATACGGGAAGAATTATAAGCATATCACACTTACAGTATTTAGGTAAATATCATACCTACAAAAGAATATACAAAAAATATGAATTGACACCATCGGATAATGGAAATGGATATTTATATATTACTGCGAGAATTGATGGAAAAAGAAAGCATTTATATGTTCATAGAATTGTCGCAACTGCTTTTTTAGACAATCCAGATAATAAACCTCATGTAAACCACATAGACAGAAACAGGCATAACAATAATGTGGAAAACCTCGAATGGTGTACTGTATCGGAAAATATAAGACATTCCTTACCTTTTCGGAAACCATTTGAAAATGTTTCTAATGAGCATCCCCAATATGGTAAAGGCATTACAAAACATGGAAAATGCTACACAGTAGTAATAAATCATAACTATATAGGACACTATAAGACTTTGAGCGGAGCAAAAAGAGCAAGGGATTGTTATATGGCAAGGGTACAAAAAGATTATGAAGAAAGAATAAAACGTCTTAAAAAGCACTAATTGAAGGAGTGTAAGAAGGGTGAAGTGTAAGAATTGCGGCGCAGAACTGAATAATGGGCGGTGTGCATACTGCGGATCATTTTTTTCCGAAGATATGCGGTATATGAAGCTGAAAGCACCCCAAATAGACGAGGATTTATCCAAGAAGATACTGTTTAAGGGGTCACCATGCAGAGATGATGATAGCCGGATGCACAAAGTACTAATAGAAGTTACCTGCATCGGAGATACGGAAAGACACTTTATAGAGGGCATATAATGTACGATGACTTATACGAATACAATCAGATGATAGAGCGCAAGTTAGACCGTGTATCGGAACTACGGGCAGCTTTAACGTCCATGAGTGCGCCTTTAGGGGAGAAATCATCGGGGTCGCATGAGGACAGGATGGCTAATCTCATGTGCAAGATCGTGATTTTAGAGAATGAACTTGAAGGATTGATAGATGACTACGCAGACCGCAAAAGGAAAGTGCAACAGGAAATATTCATGCTTGAAAACGAGGATTGGCAGGACATTATGTATATGTCATTTGTCGAGTTTAAGAATATGCACGAAATCGCTGAAATAAAGGGGACAACGTATGATTGCATCAAGAAGAAAAGGCAACGCGCCATGAAAAATCTGAAAACTTTAATAAAAAATCAAACTATTTAGAAAAATATTCAGAAAATTGTTTGACATCCCCCCGATTTTTTGATATATGGCAAACTGTAAGAGTGTCAAAGGGCGGTTTTCCGTCCTTTTTTCGTGGAGTAAGAAATGAAAGACCCGAAAAGAAACAGCAAACCCTTCAACGTAGTATGTCATAATTCCTTTGGGCGTGAAGTCATCTACACAAACGAAACCAAGATTACCAAAGACAACATCATAAAGGAATTAGGAAAATCCATATCAAGTCACAGGCAGAACGCTGAAGAGATAGACTATCTTTACAATTATTATTTAGGCAATCAGCCTGTTCTTTACAGAACAAAGCAGGTCAGACCCGAAATCAACAACAAAGTCGTGCAGAACACGGCTTATTTTATTGTTGAAACCAAGACAGCGGATATAGCAAGTGAACCCATACAGTACGTTTTAAGGGGAACTGATGAAAGAAAATCACAGGAGATAGCAGACCTTAATTCAATCATGGAGAACGAGGATAAGGCATATTCTGATATATGTCTGGCACGTTGGAGATCAATCTGCGGTACATCTTATAGATTCATAGCAAATGATGACGGAAGATCAAGCCTTTTGGATGAAACCGATTTCAGGATAGACGTTTTAGACCCTAGACAGGCTTTTGTGGTCTACTACACAAACAACATCCCGGCATATTCCGTACAACTCACGAAAGACGAGAATAACAAGAATATATATTTTGTCTACACCAACGAACAATGGTTCAAGGTAGGGGCTAATAAGGTCATAGAAAGCGGTGTGAACGGCTTTCACGCTATCCCTGTCATAGAATATCCGAACAATGAGAACAGGATTTCCGACATAGAGATAACCATTTCCTTATCGGATGCCATAAATGAAATGTCGAGTGACCGACAGGACGGCATAGCACAGTTCGTGCAATCCTTTATCAAGTTCATTAACTGTGAAATGGACGCTGACAAGTTCGCTGAATTACGTCAAAGCGGAGCATTTATCGTTAAGTCGAACAACGGAGAGAACAAAGCTGACGTAGATATAATGTCATCCGAACTTAATCAGAGTGAAAGCCAGGTTGCTATTGATGACCTATTCCAAAAACTCTTGGTTATTCAGGGTATCGCTAACCGTGAGGGCAATTCCGGCGGTGACACGATGGGCGCGGTCAATTTAAGGAATGGCTATATAGACAGCGAAAAGAGAGCGGAACTGTCCGAACCGTCATTCAAGAAAGCCGAAAAGCAATTCCTGCGGATCGTGCTTTACATGATGACGGTCAAGAAACAGACCACCCTTAAAATCACAGATATTGAGATAAAGATTTCCCGGTCAAAGATGGATAATATGCTTACAAAAGCGGAAACAATGAAAATTCTGCTAGAGTCGGGAATCTTTTATGAACGTGCTATTAAGTCTGTTGGCTTCTTTGCTGACCCGGAGCAGGTGGCAATAGAGAGTGCCGATAGGATGAAGATTTTATATCCTACGGAATTACCCAAAGAACAGCCGAACGAAGTCATTGAGGTAGAAGATGCCGAGATTTGACGAACTGAATCAGTTAAAACGGTTCTTTTCCACTATGGAGATATCAGAAGATGAGAAAAAGAAACGTACTGACCTTGCTTACCTTCTGTATGACGCTATTTATTTCACTTTTGCACTTATCAAGGTGGAAAAGGAAATCGAGGAACGGAATTTTACTACAAATGCGTTAGCAGTAGACCAATACCGGGAAACGTTGGAAAACCGTATCACGGATGCCCTGAAGGGTGTCCCGTATGAGCCGGACTATGTACCACAGTTGGTTAATGACATCATAGAAACCACGGACAGACACCCTGATGATCCGTATTACTTATCACGGGATAGAGCGTTACTTATAGCACAGAATGAAAGCAATAGCGTTTATAACTATTCCGACTATGATAACGCTAAAAAGAGTGGAAAACAGTACAAAACGTGGTTAGCGGAAGTAGATGATAAAACCCGTGAATGGCATTTAGAGGTTGACGGTACAAAGATACCGATTGATGAAATGTTCCATGTAGGGAAAGACGAAATGCTTTTCCCACATGATTATCTGCGCGGAAGTGCAGAAAACCTTGTGAATTGCCGTTGTATTTGCCTGTACGAGTAATTCTTTGTTCATTTATACACTTCTCCAAGCCGTATGTCCTTGTGGCATACGGTGAGAAAATTACACCCTGCGGGGTGTTTTTTTATAGAAAGCAACTATGCGTAAATAGTAAACCTATGGGATGCAACCCCGCCAAAGCGTAGGAAAGGGAAAGGACAAAACCATGACACGTAACGAAGTAAAAGAGTTGATGAAGTCTTGGGGCATTGAAGAACCCACGGACGAACAGGTAACCGATTATCTCAATCGTATTCAGAAAGAGGTCAAGACAGCCGAGGACAAGGCAAATCGCTACAAAGCGGATGCTGACAAGGTGCGTGACCTTGAAAAGCAGATTGAGGAAATGAACAATGCTAACTTGACCGACTTGGAAAAAGCTAACAAGGCAACCGAGGACGCTATGAACAAAGTTGCAAGTCTGGAAAAAACCGTCAGACAGATGGAACAGCTTAAAGCATTAGCAGACATCGGCATTGTTGGTGATGATGCAAACGGTCTTGTAAACGAGGATGGTTCTCTTAACACAGAAAAGTTGGGCGAGATCATAAGTGCAAGGGAAAAATCAGCGGTTGCGACTTATCAAAAGCAATCGTTAGAAAACACACCCGCGCCGGATGATAAGAAACCCGAAGAAGAGGACAAGCCCGGAAAAGATATAGTTGAACGTGTTACCGCTTCAAAAAAAGCAGAAGCCGAGGCGGTCAACATCATTGACGCATACAAGTAGGAGGAAAAAGATATGAAGTACACAGATACCACTATTTCCGCTACTCCCGAAGTTCTGAAAAGGAAACTTGGCGCAGAATATCTCAAAGAGATAACCATTGATGCAACGGCATTTACAAATGGTGTACTTGCGGCAGGATCAGCGGTAGCGGCAGATGGTAAGAAGTCAACGGGTGACGGATCAGACGTTTACGGTATCACGCTGAATGATTGCTATTCAGATAACCCGAACACATCCGTTATCGTTGCATTTGCAGTTATCAACGGTGCTAATAGCACAGCAACATCAAGCGACAGGGCGGCACTTACCAACCTGATTTTTGAATAAGGAGGTTCACTATGGGTAAATTTAATGATGTATTCAGTTCTCCCGTGGTAGCGGCTGTTTACAATGAAGCCGCTTCAAACAGAATCCCTTATCTTGGTGAGGGTCTGTTTCCGGCAAAAAAGAAAAGTGGACTTGAACTTAAATGGATCAAGTCATCAAAGGGTCTGCCTGTATCACTTGCACCGTCAGCATTTGACGTAGTAGCACCGATAAGGTCAAGACAGGGTTTTGAGATCATCGACACCGAAATGGCATACTTCAAAGAGGCTATGCTTGTTAAGGAGCAGGATATTCAGGACTACGAACAGGCAGTTGAGGGTTCTCCCCTTGCAAGAGAAATTCTCGATAGGATTTACGATGACGCTACTACTCTTGTAGATGGCGCACTTGTTGTTCCTGAAAGAATGAGAATGAGCCTGCTTGCAAACGCAAACGGACATCCTTCAATCTCGATCGCAGTTTCCGGCGGTGCAACATACACCTACAATTACGATCCGAACAATGACTACTCAACATACAACTACACAGCAAAGACATCAACGGCTATGTGGACAGACCTTGACGATTCCGATCCTTTACAGGACGTTTCCGATGCACAGGATGCGGTTGAAGCAAAGACAGGCACAAGACCTACTATCCTGCTTATGAGCAAGGGAACAATGAACCTGCTGAAGCAGAATGTTAAGCTGCGTAGCGCTATCCTTGCACAGAACGCAACGGCAAACATCTTTATGTCGGACAACCGGGTTAAAGAGATATTCTCTAACGAACTTGGTATTTCGATCATTGTTTACGCTAAACAGTACAAGGATGAAAGCGGCACAGCAAAGAAGTTCTATCCCGATGGAATGGTTACGCTTCTTCCCGAAGGTGCGCTTGGTAACACATGGTTCGGCGTAACACCCGAAGAACACAGAGCAGACAAGCTCGATGTTACCGTAGTTAATACGGGTATCGCAGTAGCGGTTGAAACGAAGTTCGATCCCGTTCAGACACTTACAAAGGCAAGTGAGATCGTTCTTCCTTCATTCGAGAGAATGGATGAAACTTACATGATTAAGATTGCATCTAGTCTTTCATACTAATAAGGAGGTAGGTACTATGATTTTTCCGTTTGAGGTTAAAAAGAATGGTATCTATTATCCGGCAGGTACGGAAGTACCGACAGGCACAAAGAGGGCAGAAATGCCCTCTTTTGATGTGCCGGGGAAAGTAGAAACCAAAAAAGAGGTTGAACCTGTCAAGGATGAAACCGTAAAAGTAAGGAAATACACAGACGATGAACTGAATTTGCCGTACATGAAACTTAAAAGCCTTGCATCACAGAACGGTATCAAGGTTGAGAAGTCGGCAAAAGCAGAAGAGATAAAAGAACTATTGAGGGCATTATGACACTAACCGAACTGACAGAACTTGTGCAGAGCAAAGCACTTTCATATAGCGTTGAAGCGGGGGAGAGCATAGATAAATTCCCCGGTTCGATAGTGGATTTTGTCATTGAGTATTGCATCAATGAAAGTCATTTTCCTATGGACTATACCGAGGATAAGATAGCCACAAGACTATACCGTTGTGTAAATGCAATGGCAATGGCTTGTATTGAGGTCTATTCAAGAGCCGGGGCAGAGGGAGAAAGAGCGCACAGCGAAAACTCTATCAGCCGGACTTATGACGGGGCATGGATTTCAGGCAGATTACACGATATTTTACCTAACTTTGTGGGTGTGATATGAGAACACTTTTAAGAAACAAACAAACTTTATATTACGCCCTGTTAGACGGCACATTGCCGGAATATGAACTTGATAGCGATGGAAACAAGATAGTTGACTATGTAGACGAAGAAACAGGGGTAACGTACTACGTTGAAACGGGTGTTAACACTCCTGTTTATAGTCCAGCAGTTGAGTTCAAGGGCAACATAGCATTTGCCGGGGCAGATTTGTTAAGACAGGAATACGGCATTAGTGACGAGAACTACGAAGCGGTATTAGTGCTGAATAAGAATGAGATACCCATAACGGAAACATCCCTTATATGGTATCAAACAAAACCCGGCACAAAAGTTATAGACGATGTGGAGTATGCCGATGATGCCACGGCAGATTACAGGGTGTTACGGTCTGTACCGTCATTGAACAATGACCGTTTCATTCTGGCAAAGGTAGTTAAATGAATTACAACGTAAAACTCGATTCGGTTCAATTAACGCTACTTTCAAGGGAACTATGGCACTATGCGGAGAGTTTTGAAAAGAAAGTCGAGATATTTCTAAACAGACTTGCAGATGTAGCCATAGAAGTAGCTGTTGTGAATGGTGGCGATTACGGGCAATTCATAACCTACACAAAGAAATTGGAAAATGGCACGACTATAACGGTTACGGGGCGGTCAAGACCGATAGCCCGTGAATGGTACGCAGGATCAAATTCAAAACAGACAAGGACAGAATACATTTCACCTATCCTTATGGCTGAATTTGGTTCTGGCTTTTATGCAATAAATGATAAATCGGGTTTGGGTGGTCAAGGTACGTTAAACAAGTACGGACACGCAAACGACCCGGACGGATGGTATTGGTATGCCGACAGCACCGATGATAGTGAAGCAACGCCTGTTAGTCAGGCACAAAGCGGAAAGATAAAGTTTCACTCAATGGGTGTGCATCCGGCACGACCTTTACATAAAGCGGTTTTGGCTTGCAT